CCGCCTGCTCGGCCTCTACACGCGGGTGGGGAGCCCCGATGACCCCGTCCACCACATCCAGGTGTACGGCGGCCCAGTCGGCGAGGTGGACGAGGACCCCGTGATGGTGGCGTACCACGAGTACGGCCACCTCATCTACGACGACCCCGACCACCAGGGGGTGAGATTCGAGACCGCCTTCGGGGTGATCATCTCCGAGACCGAGATGGAGACCCGGCTGCGGGCCTCGGGGCAGCTCGGCGCGGAGCACGCCCCCGGGTGCGGCGGCCCGACCTGCCAGCTGGAGGGCGAGCTCGCCCGTTCCATGGCGGCCCTGGACGGGCTCCGCCAGCGCGCCCACATGCAGCACAAGATCCCGCTTGGCCTGGGTGGGCGCATCCCCGAGACCCGGGATCGCCTCGAGGTGGCCCGGAGCTGGTTGTCGCAGGCGGGGGCGCTGATGCCCGACCGCCAGGGCCAGGTGCGGAGCATCGAGCGCCTGATCTCCGCCTCCCAGGAGGCGCTCACGGGCGAGGAGCTGGGTCCTGACGATGTCGGCCGGGCGTATGCGGCCGTGTACCGGGCCTGGGACGCCTCCTATGACTTCGCCCATGCGTACCAGCTCCGCACCAGGTACGGGATCGGCTGAGCCTATTCCCGTGGAGCGGGGTGGCGCATAATCGGCGCCGTGACCTCCGGTTTGATGCTGGACACTGCGGGTCCGCCGTCGCCCGCGCAGTGGGTGGCGGATCTGAACGCGGCCAACGCCCAGGTCGGTGCGGTGTATCCGTGGGGCGGCGGAGGAGTGCACTACAGCGACCAGCATGTGGCGTTCGCCCGGGCCGCCGGCAAGTTGATCCTCCCGATCCCAGTGCCGGGCTCCTCGCCGCCCGCGCTCGCCACCATCCTCGCCGCCTGCGCGGCGCTCGGGATCGTGGGCGGGCCGATCTCCTTCGATGTGGCGATCGGCGACAACGCCTTCAGCGACTGGCCGCTGCTCGCCGCCTGGATCACCCAGGAGCTGGGACCGGGCTGGCGGGGCGGCCCGTACTGCCAGCAGTCGGTGCGGCCCAGCTGCCCCGAGGGGTGGTGGTTCGTCGCGGGCGGGACCAAGGCGCTGCCGGCGGGGGCATCCGCCTCGCAGTACGGGAAGTTCACCGGCCCGTCAGGCGTCGTGTATGACATCAGCACCATCGACCTCAGTCTCTGGTCGACCTCCGCAGGAGATGAAGCCATGTTCTATGACAGCGTCCACGGCCTCTGGTGGAGTGCCTGGGTGGGAGCCGACTCGCAGGTCTACTACCGCAAGGCCGCCACCGTGGCAGGCCTCTATACCGCCCCGCTGGCGCAGCCCACGGGCGGCGCGCCGGGGACCAAGAAGGTCCTGGGCGGCGGCGTCGACGCCTCCGGCAATGTGGCCTTCGCGTTGCACGGCGGCAATGACACGGTCTGGTACATCTCGACCCCCGACGACGGCGTGACCTGGGTGGTGGGCAATGACGCCCAGGCGACCCTGGTGCCGCCGGCGGACATGGCCCAGGTGCAGGCGGCCATCGCCCAGATCCCGGCGTCCGGCACCCCGGCGGGGCACACCCACGATCTGACCATCGACGGCGTGGTGGTCCCGACCGGCCCGGCGCAGTAGCGGGCGAGAATGGACCCGGTGATAGCGGAGGTGGGGACGTTTGTGCCCCCGCCCGCCTATCACAGCAATCGAGAGATACGCGAGCGCGACCGTGGGCGGCGGCGCCTGGACGGTCACCAGAAGCAGCGGGCCGAGACCGCCCGGCAGAGAGCGGAGGCGCAAGAACGCAAGGGAGGACACCGATGAGTTTCGCGATCAGGGTCAAGGCGGGCGCCGATGACGTCGTGAAAGCACTCCAGGGGGAGTGGAACCGGCTGGAGGGAGTGGCCCCCGCCACCCTCCAGCACGCCCAGGACGGCATTGACGCGGTGGAGAAGCTGATCTCCCTGGGCCACCTGGGGAGCCGGTCGGGGGAGCACCTCGAGGTGTCGGTCGCCGGTCACGCGGGCACGGGCCCGGCGGCGGGCGACCCGTCGTCGCTCACTGTGACCGTGCATGAGGTGCCCGCTCCGGCGCCTACCACGGAAGTGCCGGCATGATCGGCCCCGAAGACGAGATCACGGTCGGGGCGCGAGAGCCCGTCTCGCCGCCGCCGGAGGCCGCCAGCGCACCGCCGGAGGAGGCGCCGGAGCGCCTGCATCCCACCCGTGCCGAGGCGCTGGGAGTCCTGTCCGGGGCGGTGGCGGCGGTCAGCGTGGGGGTAGGGCAGGCCATCGCCGACCGCATCCGTGGCCCTGTGCCCCCCGACCGCAGCGTCCCGGTGCCCGGGAGCATCCTCTGTCGTGGCTGCGCGGAGGATCTCCGCAGTCTGCGGATGGTCTCCGTCCGGTTGCGCGAGCACCTCGAGGTGACGGCAGAGCACGACCCCTGGCCGCTCGGTCTGCAGATGGCCCTGGATGATGTGGACCGGAGTCTCAGCAACGTGGCGGCGGGCCTGCGCCATCTCCACGCCATCCAGGGGCTGACCGCCCCGGCGGAGCCAACATCCCCAGCCGCCGCGTCAGAGGTCTCCGCATGATGCTGATCCGCCTGACCGACAAGGAGGACGGGACCCCGATCCTGCTCAACCGGGACCTGATCCTGGCCGTCGACCCGGGTGAGGATGTCCCTGGGCTTGAGGGGACCATGGGCAGTTCGGGGGTGGTGGTCGAGATGGTGAACGGCACCCAGATCACCGTCAGCGAGGAGTTCGAGACGGTCGCCGAGATCGTACGGGGCGACTGAGTGGTGAAGGGCGGCCCGTCGGGGCCGCCCTCCCAATTAGATCAGGCGGGCTCAGCCTCGGGAGCGGCCTCGGGGGCTGCCTCAGCGGGGACCACGACCGGAGCCGGGGCGTCCGCGAAGCTGGCAGTGACGGTGACGGTCGCCGCATCGCCGCCCGCGACGACCGCGACCGCGAAGGGGGGCGAGAGCTTGACGTTGCCGTCCGGGTCGGTGGCGATGGCGGCCACAAAGGCGCTGCCCGCCGCCACGGCGGTGGCGGTGCACGAGGTGCCCGAGCCGGCCAGGGAGCTCAGCACACCGCTAGCCGCGGCGATGCCGGTGCTGTTGCCGTCGGCGTCCACGGCGCCGTCGACCTCGGCCCAGGTGATGACGGCGAGCGCGTCGTCCTGCCCGGCCGCGTCATCGGCGACGGCCAGAAGGGTGAGTATCTGTCCAGTGCGTCCAGCGAGCATGATGCGGAACCTCCAGCGGCGCCGATGCCAGGGGAGGTGGCGGGCGTGGCGGCGCAGCACGGGGCGAACATAGCACGGCCCGCAGCCCCCCGATACGGATCGGTGCTGGGCGGCGTACCATCCCGGTTGCATGGCTGGCTACCCGCCGGGGACGAAACTGCGTTGCACGGGCTGCGGTCGCGAGGACTATGCCGCCCGCATCCTCCGCCACCAGGGCAACACGAAGAACTGTGAGAACGCGGAGGTGGAGGTGGTGCGGGGACCGATGCAGCGGGGCCGGCCGCTGGGGGTGCCCAGCACCCTGCCGGAGCAGATCACTGGCGAGAGCTCGGGCGGCGCTGCACCTGATCCGCCGCCCGAGCCACCCGACGACCCGCCCGCGACAGCGCCGCCCCCCCGTCAGCAGGGGCCTCGGCCGGCCAGTGAGGCGCCGCCCCGGGTGCCGCTGAGCCGCTCCTCCGCGAAGGGCCGCGACGACGACGACGAGCCGAGTGGGGCGATGGGTGTGCAGGGCAAGCTCCACACCGAGTCCTGGCCGGTCGCCGAGGATGCCCGGGTGCGGATCACCTGCTATGTCCTCCCCGAGACATTTGCCCTGATAAACGCGATCATGAAGGCCGGTGAGGATCTGCCCATCCTGGACGAGGTCAGCTATGGCGGTGTGTTCGACGCCGTCATGGTCGGATTCATGGCCCAGGCGGGCGGCGTGGATGCGGAGGGCAATGTGTACGGGTATGAGGTGGGTCTGATCCGTCAGCTGACGGCGCGGCGGCCGCTCGTGGTGGCGCCGGCGGGAGCGAGGTTGCCGATATGAGCGAGCCCAGGGTCAAGCGCTGGCTGCGCGACCGGCCTCTCTTCCCGATGGTGGATGCCACCCAGGCCGGGCCGGTGATCCCGGTGGCCGCGGGCCCCCCCCCGCAACTGTCGGCGCGGGAGTTCCGGGAGCAGCAGCGTGCTGAGGACGAGGCCGAGGAGGAGGCCGCTGAGCGCGCTGGCCGCCGCCGCCTTCGCCAGTTGGAGCAGCGGGTGGCCGAGGCCCGCGCCCTGAAAGCGCTGGAGCGCATGAATGGCGACGCCGATCCCCAGGGGGGCGCCATCGCCCAGATGCTGGGCCAGGTGCTGCAGGAGATCCGCTCGGACCGCCAGGCGCTGACGGAGACGATCAAGGGCTTCACCACGGGCCAGCAGGACGCCCAGGTCCGGACCCTTCAGACGGGCATGGACAAGCTGGACGCTCGCTTGGCGGAGTTGCTCACCGGCCGCACCACGGCGGCGGCCCAGGTCTCGCCCATCCAGGCGCTGACGGCCAACGCCGCCGAGATGAAGCAGGCCAAGGACGCCCTCCTGGAGGTGTTCGGGCTGACCCCGGCGGTCGGTGAGGGTGCGCCGGGGGGGGCGAGCGGCGATGTCCGGACCATGAACCGCGAGGATGCGATGCGCTGGCTCTCCATCGAGGAGGAGGTCGCGGACAGGCGGGCGGAGCGGATTGAGCGACGGGAGCAGCGGGACTGGGAGAAGGAGCAGGTGCGCAAGGAGTTCGACCTCAAGCGCGATCGGCTCGACCGCGCCTTTGGCAAGCTCGATCAGATCGCCGTGCCGGCGCTGGCGCTCCTCTTGGGCGACCGGGTCAAGGGACTGTTCGGTCCCAAAGGCGAGGCCGCCGCGGAGGCGGATGGCGAGGGTGGCGAGCCCATGGGCCGCTGGCAGTGCGACAACTGCGGGCTGATCCAGCCCCACCGCTTGAGCGACACCGAGGTCAGCTGCACCCAGTGCGGGCAGCCGTCCACGCTCCGTCCCCGGGACACCCCGCCGTCAGCTGCGCTCCAGGTGGTGGACGGGGGCCAGGCATCCCCGCCGCCGGCAGCGCCACCGCCACCCGAGGTCGATGACGGCGACGATGGCTGGACCGGCCAGTGATGGTGACCCTCATCCTGGTCGCGGCGGGCATGGGCGTGCTCATCCTGGTGGGCCTGGACTGGAGCACGGAGGGTCACCCGCGGGCGGTGCGCTGTAACCGCTGCGGCTGTGTGCTCGAGGGCTGGCCGGAGCCACGACCGGGCGGGATCATCTGCGCGCGGTGCTCGGCGATGGATGGGCCAGGGTGAGGGCGGCCGTCCGCCTCAACCTCGGGTCAGGGGATCACCCGGCGCCTCCGCCCTGGATCAACATCGACATCAATGAGGAGTGCCATCCCGATCTGGTCGCCGACTGCCGTGCGCTGCCGTTTGCGACGGGGTGTGCGGAGCGGGTGTACTGCGGGCATTTCCTGGAGCATCTCCCGCTTGACGAGGTGGGGCCGACGCTGCGCGAGGTGGCGCGGGTGCTCGACCCGGTGGGCGGCCAGCTGTGCGTGGTAGGGCCCGACTGCGACCGGGCGCTCGCCTTCGATCCCGAGACCGCGCTGGGGGCGCTCTGGGGCGCCCACCGCTGGGCGGGTGACGAGCACCGCTGGGCCTGCACCGAGGAGCGCCTCCTCCGCCTGGTCCTCGCGGCGGTGCCCTCGGCGGTGGCCGTGCCCATCGCGGAGGTACCCGACGGCTGGCCGGTGACCAGCCGGATCGGCTGGCAGTGCGCGGTGCTGGCTCCGGTCAGGCTGCGCACATGATCCCGAAGATCCTCCACCGCGTGGTTCCCGCCCAGACGAGCGACGAGATCGAGGGATGGTGGCGGGGCTGGCAGGAGCTCCACCCGGGCTGGGAGTTCCGCACCTGGCGGGATCTGCCCAACGCGGAGGAGTTCCCGCTCACCACGCCGTACATGGACGAGCGCTGCCTCGGCATCCAGCGGACCGACCTCATCCGCCTCGAGGCGCTCCTCATCCACGGTGGCATCTACCTGGACGACGACGTGGCCCCGGTGCGCCCGCTCGATCCCCTGCTCAGCCTGCAGGGCTTCAGCGCCTGGGAGAGTTCAAGCATCGTCTGCACTGCGGTGCTGGGGGCTGAGCCTGGCCATCCGGCCATCGCCGAGGCGATGCGCCGTGCCATCCAATGTGTGGAAGACGGTCGGGGGGCGTGGCAGACGGGCCCGGGCACGGCCACCGAGGTGTACCCGAACCGCACCGACTGGCTGGTCCTGCCCCCCGCCACCTTCTACCCGTACTACATCGATGAGAGGTGGCGGCGGGGCGAGGACTTCTCGAAGCTCCCCTGGTGCTTTGGCGTTCACCACTGGTTTGGGTCATGGCTGTGAAGTTGAACCTTCAGATGCTTTTCCAGGTGCGACCTATACCATGAGATTGAATATTGGAAGCGGCACGCACCCGACGCCGGAGGGCTGGATCGCCATTGACAGCCTGCCCCAGCCAGAGCGCGTGGACGTCATCGCCGACGCTGGCGATCTACCCTTCCCGGACGGCTGCGCGGAGCGCCTGTACGCCGGCCATCTCCTGGAGCACATCCCGCTCGATCACCTGGGCGCGGTGCTCGGCGAGTGGCGGCGCGTGCTGGCACCCGGCGGCATCCTGGGGGTGGTTGGGCCCGACATCGACCGCGCCGTCAGCCAGGGCGAGTCGCAGGGCCTGCTGGAGGCGATCATCGCCCATGGCGAGGGGCCGGGGGGCCACGCCTGGACCTGCAGCGCCCGTCTTGTCGACTACCTCCTCCGCCTCCACGGCTGGACGCCCGAGGAGGTCCCGGTGGCGACCCTCTACCCGCCGGAGTGGCCCAACCCCGTGCCCGGCGCGGGCTGGCAGCTCGCCTTCCTGGTCCGGCCCGCATGAGCGTCGTCGCCGTGGGGACCGTCCGCGACGAGGCCGACATCATCGGCACCACCGTGGTGCACATGCTGGCCGAGGTGGACCTGGTCATCCTCGAGGATCACCTGAGCGTGGATGCGACGCCGCACATCCTGGCGGCACTCGATCAGATCTACCCGGGCCGTCTCCTGCTCCAGCGCGACCCCTCACCGCTCTTCGACCAGGCGGGCCGCATGAACGCCCTGGCACGGCTCGCCCGCGATCGCGGCGCCGACTGGATCGTGCCCTTCGACGCCGATGAGATCTGGTACTCGCCCACCGGCCGGCCGCTCCGCGAGCTGCTGCCGGAGTTGCCAGCGGATGTGTGTGCGGCGACGGTCTGGGAGCACACCCCCGACGCTGCCGACCCGACCGCCATCTTCCGGCGCCGCCATGTGCTGCCCTGGCCGTGGGTGAAGGTCTGCTACCGCCCCACCTACGACACCCGGCTCTGGATCGGCCAGCACGGCGTGGACGGCGCGGGCGAGCGGGTCGATCACGATGCCGTGGCGATGCGCCACCTCCCCTGGCGCAGCGAGGCCCAGGCGCGCCGGCGCGTCCACCGCGACGCCACCGACGAGCTGGGCGGTGCGGCCGGCCTGCACACCCTGAACACCTCGCTGTATCGCGGATATGTCGAGGACGAGGCGCAGTTCCTGGGACTCTGGGCCACCGTCACGACGGCGCCCTGGACCGACGATCCCGTACCCGTGCGCCTCCCCGCCCTCGGCACCAGCTACGGCGCTGGCGACGACCTGGCGTGATGCGTTTCATCCATCCCTACACCCGTCTCCGCGAGGAGGTGACGGCACGCCTGGAGGCGAGCGGCCACCCCTTCGAGCGCTGCGACCTCTCGGGATCGATCTTCGACTACTCGGCGCTCATGGAGGGCCTCTGGCAGCCGTCCACCCCGGGCGTCGTCCTCGTGGAGCACGACGTGGTGATCGAGCCCGGCGCCATTGACGAGTTGCTCGCCTGCCCAGAGGACTGGTGCGCCTTCCAGGTCACCTACCTGGGCCAGGAGGGAGGGCACCCCGGTCTCGGCTGCGTGAAATTCTCCCAGGCTCTCATCGCCCGCCACCCCGACGCCATGGAGCTGGCGGGGCAGATCTGGGATCAAGAGCATCAGCCCCGGCATTGGTGCCTGACGCCCGATGCACGCGTATTGACAGCGGATCTGCGCTGGCTTCCCCTTGGCGAGGTGAAGGTGGGCGATCATCTCATCGGAGCCGATGAGGAACGCAGCCACGCCCCGATCCGCCCCTACCGCCGTTACCAACCCTCCACCGTGGAGGCCGTCGCCACCACGACGGCGAAGGTTCTGCGCATCATCCTAGACGACGGTACCGAACTCCGGGCAACGGCGGATCACCGCTTTCTCGGGAGCCGTACCCAGACGCGGGGGGAGATGCGTTGGCTTCGTGTGAAGTGGAAGGCGGCTCGCGACCTAGAGCCTGGACGCGATCTCCTCTATCGCTATCTGACGCCTGCGGCAGCTCTGGCGACGCGGGATGCGGGCTACCTGGCTGGCCTGTTCGATGGCGAGGGCACGATGAGTCGCTCCAGCAATGATCTTGGCTTCTCTCAACTCCCCGGGCCCACGCTGGATGCGGCGGTCGCGACCATGTCCCGTCTCGGCTTCCGAGTGCATGTCGCTCCCAACGGGGTGGGCCCAAGGTTCGGGCGGCGAGTGCAGGTGGCCAAGATCAACGGGGGCATGGCCGAGCGTTTGCGTTTCCTCGCGGCGGTAAGGCCAGAGCGGCTCATCGCGAGGTTGGACATCCAAAGGCTCGGGTGGCTGGAGGCGCATGAGCGTCTCCGCGTGGTGTCGGTGGAGCCCGCTGGGGAGCAGGACGTGGTCCAGATGCAGACCAGTTCGGGGACCTATCTCGCAGAGGGCTTTCTTTCCCACAACTGCCGGATCGACGCCTGGCTGCAGCAGCTCGTGCTCCCCGGCGTGCCCGCGTCGGCGCTGGGGGCCAACGGCTTCATCCCCGACCCTGCCGCCCCAAGGGAGACCCAGCACATCCACGGCCCGCCACTCCTTCACCTCCGGGACGGCACCGGGCCGCCCATGCCGGCGCACGGCTGCGGGCCCAAGGTGGGGGCCATCTTCGCCACTGACGGCGAGCTGATGCCGAGCCGGTTTGTGGGGTCGCTGGTCAATGTCCAGCTGCCGCTCGGTGGCTGGCACAAGGCGGTCGCCATGGATCCGTCGGGCACGGGTGTCGGCATGGCCACCGCCGTCCACGGCTTCCTCAACATGCCCGGCTGGACGCGGCTCATCCTCTGGCATCCCTCCGTGATCGGCCAGCCCGACTGTATCATCCGCCACGCCGCCCACACCGTTGCCGTGGTCACCGGCATGGAGAGAGAGACCGAGCGTGCCGACTTCGGCATGGTCAGCTTCGAGCGCTCCATCCTGGAGCGCTGGCCGACCGATGCGCTGCGCCTGCTGGGCATCCACCGCGGCCACCCCGACCCCGAGGCGGTCATCACCACCACCCGTCTGCTGGGCGGCGATGTCCAGAAGGACACCGAGATCCCTCTGGTGCACGTCGCCCCCGAGGCCCGCAGCAACATGCTCCTCCTGCCCGGCCGGGACTTCCACCGATGACCCCGGGCGACGCCATCTGGATCGTGGCCGGCGTCCTGCTCGCCATCGTGGCCTGTGTGTGGGTCTCGCGGGGCAGGACCCACCGCAGCCCGATCAGCTTCGCCAACCTCGAGCAGCGGCCCTGCGCCTTCTGCGGCGCGCCCATCCCCCCCGGGGTGCCGCCATCGGTCGCCACCTGCGAGGCCTGCGCGGTGGCGCTCTCGGAGCTCGTGTGCTGGTGGCGGGGGCAGTCCGAGGGCACCCGCCACTACCGCCTGGCCGCCTGGCGCAAGGGGGTCCGGGGGCGGTAACCGACGGACGGCCAGTGGTACCCTGGGGAGCACCTGGCCGGGCGGTGTATCGGCTGTCACGGCGGTACTCTGTCCCGCCCGGCCAGGCTCGCGGCTCCGATCTCCCAACGGCCCCACCGCGACGGGGTACCCTGCCCACGTGGCGACGCTCTATGACATCGGCAAGGCGGCATCGCTGCGCCCGCCGTCCGGCCAGGGGTTTACGCTCAAGTGGAGCCAGCTGCTGGGCCAGGGGCCACCCTCTCAGAAGGCATACGCCGACCGCATCGGCATCGGAGTCTGGGTGGTGGTTGGGCTCACTCTCGGCGACCCGCCCCAGCCGGAGCAGGTGGCGGAGGAGATGATCTCCGCCGGCATCGCCACCGGCGTGTACGAGATGGAGATCTGGGAGCAGGATCAGACCATCCTGGGCACCGGTGCGATCAATTTCTGGTACATCACCATCTATGCTCCCGGGCCCAACGCAGGAGAGGCTTCCTGATGCCAGCATTGCCGATCGGCGCGATCATCCTCGCCATCTTCGCCATCGCCATCCTCGATCCCGCCGTGCAGAAGCGGATCGAGTCGGTGCTCTCCGGCTTCGGCAGCGCCGCCGCCAGCGGCCCGATCTCGACGGCGACCAAGTGGTGGCTGCTCGCCGCCGGCGCCGTGGGGGCGCTCGGGGTGGGGTGGTGGGTGGTCCAGACCAAGATCGCCAAGCACGAGGGGTACGATGTGGCCCCGCCGCCGGTCGAATCCATCGGGGTGCCCGCGCCGCCCACCTTCGGGGCCTCGGGTGGCTTCACCGCCAGCAGCCAGGGCGGCATCGGCCTGAAGCAGGAGGTCACCGCCACGGGCGGCGGCACCACGGGCCGGGGCGGCTTCGGCCAGGTGACCAAGCGCGAGGCCAAGCCCAAGGCCGAGCCTCCAGTTGCGGCCCCGATCACGCCGTCCCGGCGCAGCGGTCTGGGCGGCCGGGCCGCCTGAGAGGATCGCGAGGATCGCATGGACCGCCGCCGCGATCTCGCCGTCTTGGGCACCGGGGTGATGCTGGGGGTGATCGCTCTCGAGGCGCACTTCCTGATCCGCCAGGCGGCCCGGGTCTGGATCCCGACCCTGCTGGGCCGGCGGTTGGAAGCTGGCACCATCCGGCTGCCGATCTCCCGCAGCGCCGCCCCCCCGTGATGTAATCGGGGCCATGCGAAAGCTCGACTTCGTCCCACCGCTTCTGGGCGTGGGCACCGGCCTGGCCGACGGTGCCGTGGTGGAGTGGCTCACCCCCCACTTCGCGCAGGCCCCGGGCGTCTTCCGCCTGGCGGAGTTGCTGGTCGGCGCTCTGGGCCTTGGCCTGGAGTGGGATGACGACCTCAGCTACGGGCTCATCACGGTCGCGACCAACCGTCTCGCCGGTCAGGTGATCCCCGCCATCGCCCAGCGCAACGCGGGCACCCTGCTGGCCGCCGACATCACGCCGGCCCGTGGCCGCGGCGTGCGGGTGACCAAGCCCACGGGTGCCCGGGCCGCCGGCTGCACCAGCTGCGGCGATGTGGCCTCCCCGCCACCGGTTCCGGTGGTCGTGAACCGCCCCTACCCGGGCGGCGACATGATCTCGCAGCCAGGGCTGCTCTGAGCTGTCCCCCCTCAAGGGGCCGGGTAAGTTCTCCACCCGGCCCCGAACGGGAACTCCGGGGCGATCTCCCGCAAACCGAAACGGCCTGGGTACCATCGGGTGGTCACGCTTTGGGAGAGCGCATCCGGTCTCGGCCAAACCCGTCCCAAAGCGTGAGGCCTCCGGGGAAGCGGCTCCCAGAGCATGGCGACATATCAGCCATCGCCAACTGGAGGTCGTGGGGCCGTGTACCGCTTCCCATTCGCCGTCCTCGGCACCGAGGCCGTGCTCGGCGTCGGCAAGGGCGTCTCCACATCCTGGGACATCGATCGCTGGCAGCGCAATCCTGCCAACACCACGGGCACGCCGACGCCGCCACTCTCGTTCATCGAGAACTCGGGGCTGGATGTCGGCATCGGCGCGCTGCTCTTCGGTCTGGTCGGCCAGATCGCCGAGTGGCCGCACTCCGACGTCTCGGAGTCGCTCATGGGTGGAGGCGCCCTGATCCTCTCTGAGGTCATCACAACGGCCGTCGCCCAGCGCGGCAACAAGGGATACATCACCCCGTCGACCGGCACCGGGGCTCGCCTCGCGGGTCGCGCCGGCCACGGCCACGGTGAGCGGGCGGCGGGCCTCGCGGCTCCGGCCGCGCGCAGCGCGTTCCTCCAGGTCAGCCAGCCCGGCCTCCTCTGAGCAGGGTTCTGCACAACGTCACCCATCCGACACCGCCACGCCCGGTGATCTCAGAGGCACTCACCGGCAACGGGGCTGAGGACATCTGACCATGACCCTGATCGCGATCACGCCAGAGGCGAGTCTCAACCCGGGCCAGCTGAAGCTGCTCCGGGACACGGCCTGTTCTGTGGCCCAGAGCTCGGCGCGGGGTGCGTCCAACGCGGACCTGACCACGCGCCCGATCACCCCGACCGACTGGTACGGGACCCAGTCGGCCGTCTTCGGCAACGGGGTGGCGGTCATCGCCAACACCCCCACCGTGGACACCGCGGTGGCCCGTGTCCCGCAGGCGACCTCCTGGGTCGTCTTCGGGTACGGCGTGCTGTACCCGTCCGCGAGCAACCTGCCCTCCATCCAGGAGATCTGGATCGGCACCGGCTCCCAGGTCTTCGCCAAGATCCGGCTGGACCCGCTGCACGCCGAAGGGGCGTTCACGACCAGCCGTGGCCGGATGGGGTACTTCGACCCCATCTACTTCATCGCGAACTCGAAGCCGACGATCACCTACGTGACCAGCAACAGCCTCTTGGCGGCCAACGCCGAGACCTACGCCCTGGTCGGGATCATCGCCGAGCCTCCGATCACGGTGGTCAACCAGCCGGCGGTGGCGCCGGGCCAGCCCGCCAGCCAGGCGGCCGGCTGAGCCTCCTTTCGCACTGAAGCCGACCAGCCAGCCCCCCGCCGCGGGGGTGCTGGCGTCGGCCGTTCACAACCAGGATTCACGAGGTAGCGTCGATGCGATCGACTGGACGCGAGCGATTTTTCCGTGGCGGATGGAACACCCTCGAGCCGGGTGACCTCTGCATCCTGGTGGACGGCACCGCATGGAGCGGCCTCCCCGTCTATGACGTGGTCCAGGCCCGGGGCCTCAACTCGCTGGGCGAGTCCCCGGGCGGTGTCACCGTGATCTGGGCGGTGAGCTCGCCGTACCCCCCCTACAAGCTCGACCCCAAGGCCAACGTCGGTCAGCTCGGCGCGGGCGGGCAGACCCCGCTCATCGCTCCCGACGCCTTCCAGCTCCAGACCAATGAGCTGGTGCAGGCCCGCTTCAAGATCAAGCTCATCGACACGATGGCGGGCAGCGGCGCCAAGGTCGGCAACTTCGACCTGAACGGCTATCTGCCGGGCGCCAGCCTGTACTGGGGCACGACCCAGACCACCGCGCCGCTCAACGCGCGGATGCAGATGCCCGATCCCGCCGACGCCATCTCGCTGCCGGTGCAGGACGCCAACATGGCGCTGCCCTCGGGGTACGCCCACGACGACGGCTTCCTGTTCGCCGAGACCACCGAGATGTTCTGGCAGTACAACATCATCCCCCAGTTCCGCCTGACCTGGAACGGGGCCGCCGCGACCCCGGCCGGGATCGCGGTGGCGCTCGAGGTGCAGGGGTACGACTACATCCTGCGCCCGCGTGGGGGCAGCACCCAGGGCCGCAACGCCGTGATCGGCGGGGTGGCCGTGAGCGTGCCCGATGGCGTCTCCCAGGACGACATCATCCCCATCCCCGTCCAGGCGCTGGCTGGCTCCGCCGCCCGCGGGCAGTAACCGGCCGATGAGCATCTCGCCCCCCCCGCGGGCACGTCCACCGTTCCCCGCCGCCGCCGCCCGGGCGCTGGAGGCGGCCGGAGTGCCAGCCGCCCCCACCGGCGGTCCTGCGGCGGTGGAGGTGCGCCTTCCCGCCGACCTCATGGCCCTGCTGCGCCACTACTTCGCCATCGCCGCCGACGGGGAGACCCGCGCCGCCACCCTCAACGACGGCCTGCCGCGTCAGATCGCGTTTCTCAATCGGAAGAGGGTGGCCCTCGGGATCTTTCCGGTCACCAGCGGGGCTTCGGTCTTCTGGGGTTTCTCCGACGCCGTGACAGCGGCACCGACCGGTCGGATGCCGGGCATCCCCATCCCCGTCTCCGGCGGCTACATCTACGGGTCCGCCTACATCGGCCCGGTGTGGCTGGTCGCCGCCGCCGGTTCCGCCTTCCCGCTGGATGTTCGCGTCGTGGAGCACTCCGAGGTCGAGTACGATCCGCTGACAGGGCGGTAACCGAACCATGGGAGGCGCACTTCAGGTCGTCCCCAGCCCCAATCTGGGGTTGCCCGCCGACCTGGGTGGTGCCACCGCCCCCACCCGTTACGTGGGTGGCACGGTCTCCGGTGCCCCCACCTCGGGAACCTTCCAGGCACGTGACTTTGTGGTCGACGGGTCGGGTGCGATCTGGGTTTGCACCACGGCCGGGTCGCCGGGGTTGTGGAACAACGCCGGCGACGCTGCCAACCTGGTGACATCGGTCTTCACCCGGACCGGGCCCGTGGTTGCCACGGCTGCCGACTACGCCGCCTTCTACCCGGCTCTGGGCGCTACGGCGAGCGAGGTGGAACTCACCGCGGTCACCCCCACGAACGTCGTCACCCTCACCCCCGCCGGCGCCGGGAACTTCCGCGTCGGCATCTATTTCCGCGTGGTGACCGCGACCACCACGGTGACGCTCACGGTCAGCTGGACCGACGTCACCGGAGCCCAGACGCTCACCCTCCTGAACGGGGTATCCGAGGTGACCGGGTCGTATGCGCTCGCCGAGTTCATGGTCAACTCGGTCGCGGCCAACGCGATCACCGTCACCTTCACGGCGGGCACCGTCAACCGGGTGTACGCCTCCGCCTCGATCCAGCAGGGCTAGCCGATGGCTGCTGCCACCCTTCTGGACGTCGCCACCCCGGCCCCGGCCTTGGCCGCTGCGGCGGGGAGCACCGGCACGGCGCCGCCGACCATCCTGGTCGCGGGCGCGGCGGTGACCATGACCACTGCGGGCACCGGGTACAACCTCAACTCCATCTCCCTGGGCGCTGGGCTATGGGCGGTGGTCGGCATCGGGGGGGTCACCTCGGCGGGCACGATCACCGCGTACTTGAACGCAGCGACCGGGACAGCCGCCAACTCCTGGCCCACGGTGACGACGGGGACAGGCGTAGAGCCTGCGACCGTGACGATCGCCGCCGTGATCCGCCTCACCACGACCACCACGGTGTACCTGAATGCCACTTCTGGAGCCGCTGCGGAGACCGGGTACGGCATCCTCCGAGCGGTGCAGATCGGTTAGCTGAGAGGACGTACCTGTGTCGATCTCTCCTTCCGCTTCCGGCCTGGTGGACGGTGAGCGCTGATCCCACCACCTCACTCGCGGTTGCGGACAGCCTGCTCGCCCAGGCGGCGGCGGCGTCCGACGAGGGCGACTGCATGGAGCTGCTCGCGGCCGCGAGCCAGGCGCTGGCCGACGCCGGCGCCGACCTCGAGGCGGCGGGCGACATCTCCCAGGCCGATCAGGCCCGGTCGCTCGCCAGTGAGCTCTCCCGCCTGGTGGCCGCTTCCACCCTCCCCGGCTGCCTGACCCTCCGTCAATTCCAGAGCCAGGTGGTCGCCGCCATCGCGACCGACGCCGCCCGCATCTCGCCATCGGCGGCGCAACTGGGCGTGCCCGGTGGTCCCGGATCCGGGCTGGCGGCCGCGCTCGGCCTGGGCGGCGGCGCGCTCGCCATCCTGCTGATCGGGGTCGCGTCCCGGCGGCAGCGGCAGGACCGCTCGAGGGGCTGAGGTGTCGCTGGCCGGCCCCATCATCGCGCTCACCTCAGGCGGCACGGCCCCGATCCCCGCCCCCAAGGTCTCGACGCCCCCCTGCACCGCGCTGCTCCAGAATGTCTCGCCCTTCGCCCTCCAGGCGCAGGTGCAGGGCGGCACCATCTGGGTCGCCCCCTACGTCCAGCAGTCCGTCCCCTGGTCCAACGCGGTGGGGATCACGGTCACCGCTGAACCCATCATCACGAGCCCGGTTGGAGCTCCCGCGACCCTCCTGGTCACCTTCTACGACCAGGGCGAGGCCGTCCCCGCCAACGGGCCCATCACCGGCTACACCTCGATCAGCGGCGCGACCATCAACGCGAGCATCGCCGGGCCCCTCACCGTGAGCTTCGCCCCCGGCACGACCGTCTCCATCGGCGGCTCGGTGGCGACCACCATCGACACCTCAGGCGGCCCCGTGCTGATGACGGGGACCGTCGCCATCAGCAGCGGGACGGTCAACGTCGGCACCATCGCCGGGGCCGTCTCCATCGCCGCCAATCAGGTGGTGGCGGTGCAGAACACCTCGGGCGGGACGGTCCAGGTCGGGGGCACGGTGGCGATCAGCTCCGGCACGGTGAATGTGGGCACCATCTCGGGCTCGGTCACCATCGCGAGCGGCAGCGTGAGCGTCTCCGGCACCGTGGCCATCTCCTCGGGGACCATCAACATCGGCACCATCTCGGGAGCGGTGTCGCTGACCAGCGGCACCACCATCATCACCGAGACCGGCTCGCTCACCGACATCACTCCATCCGGCAGCTATTCGGTTTCGTACGGCACCTCGGGCGGGACGGGCAACTGGTACCAGGTTCTTGCCGCCAACGGCAACCGTAGAGGGCTGCTCATCTTCGCCAACTGGAGCAACGCGGTACAGGTGGGGGTGGGCCTGGGGACGACCGGCTATTTCAGCATCGTCTTGAACCCCGGCGACTACTGGGAGATGCCCGCCCCCATCTGGACTGGCATCATCTTTCTCTTCTGGTACGGCGGAACCCTCTCTGGCGGCTTCGTCAACAGCTACTACATTCTCACCGAGATAACCTGAATGTCGATGACACCGTTCGGCCCAGGGCACACCTGGATGTTGGCATCGCAGGAGGCACTGCCACGCGGTGGCGCGCGTCTGGTCGCGGCATGGTCGAGTTGCGCTCGCTGCGCTGGGGGGTGGGCACCGTCAGAGCCAGCCCATTGCGCCGCAACGGCGGAGTGGCTGACGGAGCATCCAGGCGACGACGGGGCCTGTCACTGCCGCCAGCACAGCGGCGTGGACGCGGCGAGGGTCACCGTCATCGGTACCTTCGCGCCTCCGTCCGCGCAGGGAGGTGGGAGATGACCCAGGTCATGGTCTCCGTCACCCCGGGAATGAACTGGCTGGGCCCGTGGTCCGCCACCACCGCGTACGCGCCGACCAACGTCGTGAGCTTCGCCGGCAGTTCCTATCTCTGCATCGCCGCCAACACCAACCAGCAACCCCCCAACGCGACATATTGGAACCTCGTGGCGGCGTCGGGTGCAGGGGGAACGCCGGCGACCTCAGTCACTGGCCCGGACGCCTTCGGCGCTTCCCCCGTCGTGGGCGTGGGGACCGCCTTCGCCCGCCAGGATCACGATCACGGCCTGCCGTCTGCACCCGCCGACCTCCCCCTCGCCGGCGGCACCATGAGCGGGGCCATTGCCATGGGGGCGCACAAGATCACCGGGATGGCCAACGGGGCGGCGGCGCAGGACGCGGCCACCTTCGGCCAGCTGCCGAGCGTCCCCGGCCCAGCCGCCTCCGTGACCGGCCCGGACGCCTTCGGGGCCTCCACGGTGGTCGGGATCTCTGCAGCCTACGCCCGCCAGGATCACGACCATGGCCTGCCCGCCTCGCCATTCAACTGGCTGGGGGCCTGGTACAGCGGCACTGCGTACGTGGCGGGCGACGCCGTCGGCAGCGGTGGCTCCTCGTACATCTGCATCCTCGGCAACACCAACGAGGTGCCTCCGAACGCCACCTATTGGAACCTCCTGGCCCAGGAGGGGACCGCGGGAGTGCCGGCGACCTCGGTCACTGGCCCGGACGCCTTCGGCGCCTCAGCGGTCGTGGGCGTGGGGACCGACTTCGCCCGCCAGGATCACGGCCACGGGCTGCCCGCAGCGCCCGCGGACATTCCACTCTCCACCGTCACCGCTGCGGGCGATCTGATCCAGGGGACAGGTTCGGGGGCGGTGGCCCGGCTTGCGCTGGGCACCCTCCACTACATGCTCGCCGCCGGGGCTACCGCTGTGGGCTGGGTGGCCTCGGCGGTCTCGACCCTCACGACGGCTGGCGACCTCCTCTATGCGAGCGCGGCGAACACCCTGGCGCGGCTGGGAATCGGCGTGACGGGGCAGGTGCTGACCGTGGTATCGGGAGCCCCAGCCTGGTCCGGCGGCACAGTGAACGGCGGCCCTCCGAGCGGCTCCGGCGCCTATGCGGGCGAGCAGATTCAGGACACCAAGTACGGCGTGGTCTGGTGGTGGGACGGGAGTGCCTGGCACGCCAACGGACCAGGGCTTATCAAGGCCGAGATGTACCGCAATGCTGCCTGGACGCCAGCGAACAGCGGCATCGCCATTCCTTATGACACCCCGTTCAGCGACCCCCTGAGCCTTATTACGATCGCCAGTCACTACTTCAAGTGCCCCATCGCTGGGGATTATCGAGTGGCTGCCGATGTCTCCCAGTCAACCGCAGGCGCAGCCACGTACATTCAGTTGTTGTGTAGCGGTTCTTCAGTGTCAGGCAGCAGGGTTTTTGCAGGGAGCACAAGCGGGGTGGTGGGTGACTACGGCGGGACAGCGGGGACGGTGCGAGTCTCGTGCGCCGCTGGTGATGAGTTGACGATCCTCTTCTACTGGAGCAACGCCTACGCCATGCAGGTGGGTGCTGAATGGGCCTGGGCACAATTCGAGTTCGTGTCCTCATGAGCGCGATATACGGCATCCCCGGCCATGTCTGGGAGTTGGACGCAGCCAAGCTCACGGCGGCGATGGTGCGGTCCACGCCACCAGCCGCATCCGATGGCGTGCGGCGCCCGACGGTTCCTTCCGGCGCCGCCTACATCGACATGGAGGCTGCCGATCCGTGGTTGGGATGCAGGCGGTGCGGCGCCCCGTATCCGGGCAGGGCCGGGGTGATGCCGGCGCACTGCCCGCCGACCGCTGAATGGTTAGCCCGGCATCCCGGCGACGATGGCGCCTGCCACTGTGCAGAGCATGATCCACCGGCGCCGCCGCCCAGCATGTCTGAGGCGACGTCGATCCACACCGCGGGCTGGCTCGCCGAACTCGGTGACCTCTACCAACTGCAGGATCACGACGCCCCCACAGTGGTGCAAGAGGCGGTAGCGGGCCGCATCGCAGAGATCGTGGCGCTGCTCGCGTCCAGCCCGGGCCAGGGCAACTTGCCGGCGCCATCCGCTGATGCCCCTCTGGGATAGCCCCGATGTCGCCGCTCTGGCACGCGAACAGGCCCAACGTCAGAGGCAACGCGGGACCGCCGGCTGGGGCCACCACGGGATATCTGGTGCCAGTCGGGGATACGGGATTCATGGTGTGGGCGGCGGCGGTGGGGTTTCTCATCCCTGCGGGTCTGAGCGGACCCACCATGACCATCTCCGGCGTCGGGTTGTATTTGCGCGGGGCGGTCGGAGCGACCGCATCTGGCTGCCTGTGGTCCAACACCCATACCCTCATGGCCTCCGGTCCCGCCGTCGCCCTTCCCGCCTCCATCGGCTGGGTGTGGTTGCCCGTCGCGTGGAGGGGAGCGCAGAGTCTCGCTCCGGCGTACACGGGGTGCTGGATCGTCGGCTCCTTCTCCATCCAGAACTACGGCGTCCCGGGGCCAGCCTATATCGAGGCCACCGCGAGCGCCACACCAGGCAACCTTCCCGGTACCTTCCCCGCTGCCGTCGACAACTTCCCCGACTACTACATCTGGAAGTACCCGATTCAGATGCGCCAGCGCGCCCTCGGCAAGGCGACCCACCCGTGAAGGGCGTATGATCCGCTCCGTGCCAAAGACGCGCGGAGCGCCCCCAGGGCCATCGGCGGGCAGTCACCCAGTCCCCGCCCCTGCCGCGTCGGCAGCGCCGGGCGTCACCATCCCGCCCCGCCTCGCCCAGCAGATCGGGCGTGAGCATCTCCAGCACCTCAATGAGCGGGGTGACCTCGAGGCGCAGATTGAGCAGCTCCAGATGAGGCTGATGATCTCGGAGCGTCGGTGTGCCGACCTGGAGGCGCAACTCGCGCCGCCCGAGAGCACTGAGTCGCCGCCGGAGGAGCCCAGATGAGATGGGCCTTCGGTGCCAGCACGAAGGCGGGGGAGACCATCGACCAGACCCTCCGCACCACCTGGGCCAACCTCAAGACGACGCACTGCCTCAGCCCTTCGGCACTCACCGAGAGCCATGTGACCGAGGCCATCCAGGGGGCGCTCGCCCTCATCGGCACAGGTCTCTTCGGCACCCGGCACTCGGTGGGGGTGGGGGGCACGACGGTCGAACCCGGGGATCCGGTGAGCGTGCCGCCGGAGTTGCACCAGATCATGGTCTCGGTGGCCCAGCTTCCCGATCTGCCTGCCGCATCTGCTGTGTCGGTGGCGGCACCCCCGACCCCAGCGCCGATAACCGCACCGCCAGCCGCTCCCGCCGGGTGAAGGTAGTCGCCGGGCCGCCCGGCCGGGTACGATAGCCGCCGATGAAGCCCCGGTGTGAGGCGTGCCAGGCCCCCGACCCCGTCGCCCTGCGCCAGCTCCTGGAGCTCGGCCTGCAGGAGAAGCCCGACCCCGAGGGCTCCGCGTTCAAGGCCCCCGACCTCTGTCCCCGCCACCGTCGCGCCCTGGCCGCCTTCGCCGCCCGGCTGGGCGAGGATGGCCGGCTGCTGTCGGGCACCGCGTGAGCCCCCTCACCCTCCCCGAGATCGTCAGCCGGCTGGACGCCCGGCTCGGCCGCGCCCCGCGCGCCAAGGCGCAGCGGCTCGCCTCCCTCCATTTCCACCTCACCGGGCCCGGCGGCGGTGACCTCTACGTGGCCGTCGGCAATGGCCTGGCCATGGCCAGTCAGAAGAAGGGCCCCCTCCCCGTCGACTGCACCATCCAGTTGACCATAGCGGACGCTGAGGACCTCCTCGAGGGGCGGCTGGACGCCGTCAAGGGGTACTTCAGCGGCAAGATCAAGATCACGGGAAGCAGGGACCAGGCGATGCGCCTGGGTGATCTCCTGCGCTGATCCCGTGAGCTCCGCGCCGTGCTGGCCCGCACAGCGTCACGGAGCGCACTCCGCTTACCGCCTTCGCCCACTCTGGTGCGATCAGAGGATGCCAGGTGCCGAGACGACCATCCCCGTAACCCCCGGGCAGGCCGTCCCACAGGCGCAGCCGCCGATCCCGTTGAGGCAGAAGACGCACGAGCCGCCGACGATCCCCGGGCCCACGCCACCACCCGGGCAGCACTGCGCTTGGCACCCGGTGATCTCAGGCGGCGTCCAGGTGGTGGAGGTGCAGCCCGGCTGGCCCGCGAAGTGGATCGAGCCGGGGGGGCAGCAGCCCCAGAGGTTGAGACCCGGCCCCATGTCGCTGTACGGGCCGCTGTAGTCGCCGCAGTCGCCCGTGCCGGTGCACTCGCAGGGGCAGGGGTACGGCTCGTCGGCGGCGAGCGCGCAGACCGGCCCCATCTGCTCATACGTTTGCCCGGGAACATTGACTCCGGTGCCGACCTGTTCCCCGGTGTAGACCTGGCCCTCGGGGCAGCAGCCGCCCGGGGGCGGAGAGGGCGGCGCGGCACCTCCGCTGATCGCCGCCGCGGTCACCAGGACGGCCACTAGCGCCCCCCCTCCGATGAGGGCGCCCTTCTCCACGCGATCCATGTTCCGCACGCTACCAGCCGCCCCATAGCGGCAGGGAGATCGGAGGACGGGTTGGGCCGGTTCGTCGGAGAGGGCAGGACCGGATCGTCAGCATGGAGAGACATGGTGCGTCGGCATGGGTATGGCATGGACTGTCGGGCCGGGCGGGGGTTGGAACGGAGCGTCGGGTGTGGAGAGGAAGGGGAGGGATCGTCGGGGCGGGACGGCTTGGATCGTCGGGATGGGTGGGGGTGGTGCGTCGGGATGGTTCGGCAGGGACTGGCGTGGACCGTCGGCTGGGTGTGGACAGGTTCGTCGGGTAGGGGCGGGTTGAGACGGTTTGTCGGATGTGGTATGGCATGGATCGTCGGATGGGGTCGGATGGGGCAGGTCGGGTGCGTCGGGTGCGGCGTGGGCTGGAGCGTCAGACCGGCCCGAAGCTGTCGATGGTGAAGGTGCCCGACCCCTGCGAGCGGTCACTGCCGATGCCGTTGAACCTCATGTACTCCAGCATCGCCTCCAGCTGCTCCTGCGACCCCACCTTGCTGACGCCGTCGTCCAAAACCCGGATGGTGAACGTGAGCGGCACGTTGTCGGCGTACTCGAAGCGCTTGATCGAGGTCCGAGGCCCCTGCATGGTCATCACCGTGAGCGGCCTGTCGTCCACCTGGACCGGAACGGTGATCGCGACCACCTTCTCCAGCACGAAGATCCGCTCCGCCACCTTGGACCGGAACGCCTTGACCCCGAGCGCATCCTTCAGGATGTTGGCCGCCTCTTTGAGCGCCCCCTTGAGGCAGCGCCCCTCGTACCCGGGGGTGCCGTCCGGGAGGCGGTAGAAGACCACCCCGTGGATCTCCTCGGCGCTCAGTTGGGCGGCCGTGGCGGCGTGCTCCTCGCGGGCCGACGACGGCGTGAGCGGCACGTCGGCGAGCTCCGCCGGCATCTCGGCCGGCACCTTCATGCGGGCCGCTCGCGCCTCCAGCCAGCTGTCCAGCATCTTCTCCTTGGCGGGCACGCCGGCGACCAGGCGGTCGACGGTGATGCTGAGCGAGTAGTCGATCCAGGTGAACATGGTTTCCCTCCTTGGGAGATTGAGGATCTGGGCCGGGGTCAGTCCCCCGGCGCCTCCGAAAAGTCAGGGGACAGGCTCGCCGTCCAGAGCCCGAGATCCTCCACATGGCAGCTAAACCCGCTGCTCTGCAGGGGGCCGGGTGACACCAGCCTCACCACGGGCTCTCCAGGAACGACCAACCTCCCAAAGCTGCCTTCGCTCCAGGAATCTGGCGCGGCGAGCGATGCGACGATGACCCGCAGGCCGACCACGGCGCCGGGCAGCAGCCCCAGGCTGCGCATGTCTGCACACCGCTGACAGCCATCCTCTGGGCTCGGCTCTGGGCCGCCGTATGATCTCTGGCCGCACTCGGTGCAGTGGGTTGTCCATTGGCGACCGACCTCAAGAGACATGACCTCTGCATCCTCCCTATATCACGGTTCCCCGACTCCTCAGCCTGAGGGACGTTGTCGTCCGGATGCGCCTCCTGGATCGCCTGCAGGCCAGCCGCGAGGCCGCCCTGGTACGCCCGCTCCCACGATTCCTGGGCGGCGCGCCGCGCACCGCTCTCAGTCGCCAGCATGGCCTCCACCGTGAGAGTTGGCGGCACGATACCGAAGAGGAGGGCGAGCACCTCATGGCCGGCCTGGTCGAACGCCCTCAGGTACGGCCTCAACTCCTCGGGGCAACGGTCGAATGTATCGAGGAACAACCCGCCCGTTTGGACGTGCAGCACGCTCCCTACGGTGTCCAGGAATTTGTGCCGGCTGGCCTCGAAGCTCTGGATCACCAGCATACGGTCGTGGTCGGTCATCGGATCGTCTCCATTGCTCGAAAGGGCACGATCTCCCGGCGTCGGGAAACGCTCGGTGACCGCACCCCCGCCTCATCATCCATCCCGATCTCTCCCAAAGCGTCGGATTTTACCGTCGGGAATCATAGCGCACTCCCCGACGGATTGCCGTACACTTTCGGCCGTGAAGGCTCACCCCGCTCCTCACACCGACTCTCCCAGCCACCCCACGCCATTCCAGGACGACGTACCGCCCCGCCCCATCCCAGGCCGACTATCCGACCCGACCCGGACTGACAGACCGCCCCACTCCATGCCGATCCGCCCCGGGGGTCGCCCCGGCCAGGTCGTCCCGCGCAGCGGCATCTACGGCGCCGGGGGCCGGGAGACAACGCTCCGGCGCGGCGTTCGCTTCCCCCCCTGCCCCCCGGGGCTGACCTGGGAGCCGGTGCGCGTCACCGGCGCAGAGCAGCATCGCCAACCCCCGGCTGGCTGATGGCGGCCGATACCTCCACTGCGGCCCACCCGCGGCGATACACCGAGGCGGAGCTCGTCCAGATGCTCCGCAAGCGCCACGCCCGGCTGGGCAACGGGGGATCGGGGGAGTACGCCTTCCTGACCCAGGTGCGCGACGCGGCCGGCTTCTACGGCTCCCGGACCCTGGACGTGGTCACCCTCAGCCTCTGGCCGTCGCGGGGCATGGAGCTCCACGGCTATGAGGTCAAGGTCAGCCGGGCCGACTGGATCCGCGAGCTCCATGAGCCCGCCAAGGCGGAGGCGTTCGTCCAGCGGCTCGACCGCTTCTCCCTGGTCGTCGCCGACGAGGCCATGGTGGCTCCCGGGGAACTACCGCCCGGCTGGGGGCTGATGGCAGTGCGGGGCGGCCGCCTGGTCACTGTGGTGCAGGCCCCCAATCTCCGCCGGGGAAAGGAGCCGCCGCCGGTCAGCCGCTCCTGGCTGGTCTGTCTGCTCCGTGCTGCCGGCGCCGTCCCCGAGGTCGACCCTGCCGAAGCCCGGGCCGCCCGCGATGAGGGCTTGGCGGCGGGGCGCTCTCAGGCGGAGCGTGAGGTGGTCAACCTCCGGGCGGAACTCGGGAATGAGAGAGGGCGGAGGGAAGAGGAGGCCGCCGCCCGCCGCGCCGTCTTCCAGGCGCTGGGCATCGGCGGGACCGGAGGCCATGAGGTGGAGGCGCTCCAGGCCATCGCCAGCGCCGTCCGCACCGTGGTGGTCGCCGATCACGGCGTGGAGACGGCCAGGGCGCGCCTCGAGGGCCTCGCGAGTGTCGCTGAGGACTGCGCCCGCCGACTGCGCCAGGGGATCGAGGCCGCACAGTGAGCCTCATCGGCTACGCCCGCGTGAGCAAGGACGATCAGAACATCAACCTCCAGGTGGACGCGCTGCGCGCCGCCGGCTGCGACGCCATCTTCACCGAGTGGGCGAGCGGCGGCGACCTCAAGCGTCCCCAGCTGCGCCTCTGCCTAGAGACGGTCGGGCCCGGCGACACCCTGGTCGTCTGGAAGCTCGACCGCCTGGGCCGCTCCCTGCGCCAGCTCATCTTCCTGGTCCCGGAACTGGACGCCCGAGGGGTGAAGGTGCGCTCGCTCACCGATCCGTTCGACACGAGCAACGCCGCCGGCCGGTTCCAACTCGGGATGCTCGCTGTCCTCGCCGAGTATGAGCGCGACCGAATCCGTGAGCGCACCAAGGCCGGCCTCGAGGCGGCCGCCCGCCGCGGCCACCGGCCCGGGCGCCACCGGGTGATCTCGGATCGGCGGCTTCAGGTGGCCCAGGAACTCATCGCACGCGGCCAGTCGGTGGCGGAGGTGGCGCACTCCATCGGGGTGGCCCGCACTACCCTCTACGACGCCCTCAGACGCTCTCTGGAGGGCAATGATATACATGGCTCACCCGGTGCTGGGCTATGATAGGGCCTCCCGTGCGACGGTGGCAGGAATCCGAACGTGGAGACCCCCACTCTTTCTATGAGGTACCGAGGAGCCTGATGCCGCGCATCCCCGATGTCCACCTCCAGTCGGTGGTGGCCGAGAAGCGCGGATTCAACCCGTCGACCCCTGGGGTGGACTGGGAGAGGTACGGACGCGAGGTCGAGTACCGGATGGGCCAGGGGCAGATGCCGGCGACCCCTGACCAGGTCAAGGGGGTCATGAGTGGACAGCAGGGGGTGCAGCCTCCGAAGGCGGCCGCGAGCACTCCCCAGATGACGTCACGAGCACGCCCCGTGCGCCCCCCTGCTTTCCCCTCTCCTCCGACCAAGGAACCCCGGCGGGTCAGGATCGGGGGTTTTGAGGTCCGTGTGATCGAAGATCCCCGGGCAGCCAACCGGCCCCAGCGACACCACCACAAGGGCCAGACGACCTCTGGGTACTACCGGCGCAACGGCAAGCTGACCGTCGCCGGCGAGCTGGAGCGCCGCCGCCGCCAGGCGAGGAAGCAGCCGCGGCGCGGTGACGGCACCTTCCGGTGATGCGGATCGTCAACCGGACCCCGTACCCGGTGGCGACCGTCCGCCGCATCATCCTTGCCGCGATGCCGGCACGGGGGCGTTCTCCAATCGTGGTGGTCGCGTTGAGGACCACGTGTCCGAGATCGCGCTCCACGAGGTGGGCCATCTCATCGACCCCGAGGGCAACCCCGACTACGCCGCCGAACTGGCCGTGGCGCCCATCGAGGAGGACCCCGCCGATGTGGTGGCGACCCTCCAGGGCGTGGATGCCCACTGCCACTTCTGTGAGGCCTCCAATGGCCTGGCCATCTGCACCATGGACATGGACGGCACCCGCCAGCGCGCCCACCTGCGCCACCAGGTGCCCCGCGGCCTGGGCGGCCTGATCCCGGCCACCCGCAAGCGTCTCCTGGTCGTCCTCCACGAGCTGGACGAGGCGGAGCCGCTCCTCCCTGGACGCTCCGGACAGTTCGACATGGTGAGAGAGATGATCGGGGATTGCCAGGTGGCGCTCTCCGGCAATGCGCTCGGCCCCGATGACATTTCCCAGGCTCACAAGCTACTCTACAGAGCGTGGGATGCGAACTTCGATCTGGTCTGGGCCTACTACATGCTGGTCCTGTACGGACAGGCGGAGTGACGTGGGCGGCCTGATCGCGGCGATCCTCGCCTGGATCGCCCGGCTCTTCGGCCGGACGCCTGCACCCAAGCCCGCTCCGGTGCCGGTTCCGGTACCAACACCTCCTCCGGCACCGACCCCCGTGCCGACACCGGCCCCGGTGCCCGTTCCCTCGCCTCCGACCCTCGCCAGCGCCAGGTTGACAGCCTCCATGACCGGCACCACCGGCATGGCGGTGCTCCTGTTCGTCGACTCGGCGGGCGACCAGACGGAGCCGCCCGCGGGCGTGGAGGGGGTCTTCACGAGCGCCAGTCCCTCCCTCACGGTGGGAGCGGCGGCGATCGTCGCGGGCAGCGATACCCCGTGGGACGATACCCTCCAGGCCCCGCTCGCCGTCGCGTCCGGAACCGCCCCCGGTCAGTACAGCGTGGGCATCGCCGCCCTCCTCACCGGCCCCGGTGGATCGCCGCTCTCGCTCGCCAGCGGGCAGCCCTTCCCGCCACCGGCACCGGCCGAGGCCAGCTTCACCGTCCCCGAGCCGGTTCCACCTCCCCCGGTGATCGTGCCCGGCGAATCCGGCATCGACGCCGAGATGATCGACACCCTGCCGGCTGGCATCCTGGCCGCCGCGAACGTGCTCTTCTTCTACGGCTCCCCCTTCGGGTCGACCCAGGGGCCGGCCCGGGTCACTCCGGCCGCCTTCGTCAACGGCCAACTCGCGAGTGGCAAGCCCTGCTGGGGCATCTATTTCCCGGGCTGCGACCCCGCCCAGGCGTACGCCCAGGCGATGTCCGCCCCCGCCGACACCGGTGTCGTCATGGACCTGGAGCCGCAGCACGAGCAGGACGCCCAGAGCCTCCTCTGGTGCCAGCAGTTCGGTGCCTACATGCTGGCGCACGGCATGCCCTGTGCCATCTACTCGCACCAGGCGACCTGTGAGGCGCTCGCCGCCTATTACGACGCCCAGTGGTGGGATGGTCAGGGTCAGCCGACCGTCGTGCCGGTGAGGACCGCGATCCAATACGGTCAGCAGGTGGTGGGCGGGACGCCGTATGACACCTCGGCCTGCGACACCTACTTCCTGACCGCTGCTCCGGCTCCGCCTCCGCCCCCCAGCCTCATCTCTCTGGCCGCCTTCGTCGCCCAGGACAACGGCCAGCTGGTGACCGTGCCGGGCTGGCCGACCGAGCCCGAGTGCACCGACCTGGCGCTCTCCTGGCTGATGTCCCAGGGCATCTCGGGGGGTTCCGTGCACGGCAACGCCGTGCAGTGGGCCTCCGAGAGCATCCCGGGCTGCCAGTGGATCCCCAACTCCCCGACCAACATGCCGGCCCCTGGCGATGTCCCGGTCTGGGGCCCGTACGCACCGCTCGGGGTGGGTGCCGACGGTCACGTGGACATCGCGTACCAGGCGATCGCCGTGATGAGCTTCCTCGGTTTTGATCAGAACTGGCCGACCGGCAGCCTGGCCCACCTGCAGACTCACTCGTACGGTGGCGTGCTGGGCTGGCAGCACCCGACGACCGGTCTGGGACGTGCCATCCTGCGCCTCATCGTCCGCCCACAGCGGGACCGGGCGGTCTGGGTGCCCTACCCGGAGTGCCGCAAGGACGCGCTCTGGGTTCCCGACGCCAAACTCTCGAGGAGGATCGCGGCGTGACCTACGTACCCTTCCACACCCCGGTCACCTCCACCAAGTTCGGCCACGTGGCGATCGCCCGGCCCACGCGGCCGGAGAGGATGTACCTCTTCAACGGCGACCCGACGACGCTTCGGGTCTCGGATTGGGAGTCTCCTGTCCCAGTTCTCGACCAGGAGGACCTCATCGAGCAGGGCATCTCGACCAACCTGCTCATCCCCGGAGCCCCCCGGGTGGACGCGCTCGGCTCCTGCACCTGCAACGGCGGGGCGGCCCATTTGGGCGAACGGCTGCACGCGGCAGGGGCCGCGGCGTCGGTCGCGGCTGTGGCAGGTCAGCAGCTCAGCTTCACCGACCCGGTGCAGGCCGAGCGGTTCGCCATCTGCACCTATCACGCCGTCACTGACCTGACCGGGCAGCCCTCCGAGGAGTGGCCGCCCACGGACTGCGGCTCCAATGAGTACTACGTGGGGCAGTACTTCCAGCGCCTCAATTTCATCCAGGGCAGCCAGGAGCCGACCACGCTCGCCTCGCTGCTCTCCCTGCTCCAGACCGGCTCGGTGGCGGTGGGTGGGCCCTGGCTCAACGCTTGGATGACCCCCAACGCCCAGGGATTTGTGGATGGGGACGGGTCGCTGGAGGCCTGGCAGGCGGCGCTCGCCTCGGGGGTCGCCGGCGGCCACGAGACGCTCATCTCGGCGATCGAGGCGATCGCCATGCTGACCCTCAGTCAGGTGGACCTGACCAAGACCATCCTTCGGTGCCGGAACTCCTGGTCCAAGAGCTTCGGCGATCAGGGCTCATACCGCCTGCACGCCTCGACGTACAGCTACGCGTTGGCCCAGTGGCAGTTCGACCGCTTCACGGTCGCCGCTCGGCCCCGGCCCCAGCCGGCACCGCTCCCGGTGGCGGCATGAGGCGCCTGACCAGGTTCTCGCTCGGCATCACGCTCGCCTTCGCGGATGGTCTCCTCGAGGGCTGGCTGGAGATGGTGGAAAGGCGACGCAAGGAGACACGACATGAGTAGGCGACGTGACCTCGTGATCGGCATGGCGGCGGGTGCCTATCTGGCCCACCGGGTGGGCCGGGCGCTCCGGCGCTTCGCCAGGGCACAGATGAGGGCCCTTACCCTTCGGAGGAAGCGGCCACCGAGGGGCGGCAGGTAGGCGGCTCAGGGTTCGTTGTCGACTATCCGACAGGTGTGACCGATTGGCGCGTTCGGTATGTAGTCACCTGTAAGCACGTTGTTGAGGGGGGCGGCCATTGGGTGCGGCTCAACCATCAGACGGGCACGCATATCGTTCACATACCTCCCGTACCTCCCGACGGCCCTAACCCTGACCACTGGGTGCCCGCTCCAGGCGACGATGACTTTGAGGTTGCCCCCCTTCGGCTTCCCAGCCATGTCGCGCCGTACGCACTTGAGTTGGATGTTGTCGCTCTGACTCAGGAGAAGGCCGTCGCCTTGAAGGTTGGTCCTGGTGACGAGGTGTACATGGTTGGTAGGCTTCTTGCGCACGCTGGGCGGGTTACTAACAATCCCGTAGCGCGCTTCGGGAACGTCTCCCTCATGCCCAACGTAAAGGAACTGGTGCGCGACGGTAGGGGAAAGGACGTTGAGGCGTACCTGATCGAGATGCGGTCACATGCCGGCTTCAGTGGCTCTCCAGTCTTTCTCCTTATCCCGCAGGGGACGTTCCGGGGCGAGATCGGTGATACCTCATTGGAGGATCAGTACACGCGCTTTCGCCTGTTGGGGATTGACACGGGGCACAAGCTGGATCACCTAGATGTGCTCTCCCGCACGTCAAGCGGCTGGGAGAAGCGCCCTGATCTCGACGTGGAGCACTTCACGGACGTTGCGGTCGTGGCGCCGATTTGGAAGGTGGTGAATCTGTTGGAACGGGGGGACTTCGCTACGGAACGCCTACGAATAGGAAGAGAAATGGAGAGATTGCGTGGCAATGAGCGGGCCGTCTCGGATGTGGCTTCCGATGGCTCCGAGTTCGCTCGGTTCCAAGAGTTGACGAGCAAGCTCCTGGAGGTCCCGAAGACAGAGCTGGATGCCAAACTGCGAGCGGAGAAGGGTGACGATTCTAGCGCCCAGTAAGCTCCGCGTAGGTGAGGCGTCGGCCAGCCGCCATGCTCAGGACGGCGGCGAACCTGCCCAGGTCGGTGAGGTCACGCATGTTGTATGTGAACACGCGCTCATCCAGATACCGAAACAGATGGAAGGGCTCGACGCTCACGTAGGTACCGTGCAGACCCCGCTTGAGCAGGCTCCAGAAGTTCTCGATCCCGTTGGTGTGAACCTGGCCGCGGACGTAGCACTCGGCATGATCGACGGTCTCGTGGGTGAACTCGCCAGCGAGACCAGTGTAGGAGTCGAGCGCGTCCGTGTAGACGGTGGCACCGGGAGCGACGTGCTGCTGGACGTGGCGGTGCAGGGTGGCCCTGGTGCGGTCCGGGATCACGGCAGCGCGGACCGCGCCGGGGCGCTGGAGAACGCCCGCGACCGCAGCCTTGTCCATCCCGCCCGTGCCGTGGATCTTGCGGATGCGGTCGGTCTTGTGCATGTTCCGGGCCTTGCCACCGATGAAGGTCTCATCGACCTCAACGGTGCCGTCGAACTTGTCGAAGCTGCCGGTCTGCATCGCCAGCCGGATGCGGTGGAGCATGAACCAAGCCGACTTCTGAGTGACCCCAAGAGCGCGGGCCAACTCGTGCGACGAGATGCCGTTCTTGGAGTTGGCGATCAGCCAAACGGACGGAAGCCACTTGTCCAGGCCGAGCGGCGAGTCCTCGAAGATCGTGCCCACCTTGACCGAGAACTGCTTCTTGCACGCCTTGCACTTCCACAGGCGGCGGGTGCTTAGGTATGAGAGCGCCGTCCCGTCGCAGCGCGGGCAGACCGGGCCGGTCGGCCAGCGGAGGCCAGCCAGGAACTCGGTGCCAACGTCCGGGTCCGAGAAGTAGCGGATCGCCTGGAGGAGGGTGGTGGGGAGGTCTTTCCTTGCCATACGGTGAGTTTACTACGTCGCCGCGGGTGTGTCAACTATATCGTTCCCCTCTGGAGGCTGGGCAGGACGGTCCGACGGGCTGACTGCGGATCACCGTCACTCCGAGACCGATGCGCAGCTCATGCCGCGTCGCCGGCGGGCGGGGGCAGGATCTCCTCGAGGGGGACGCCCAGCGCTCGGGCCACCGCCATGGCGTAGGCGACCAGCGGCTGACGCTCGCCACGCTCCCACCTGGAGATCACGGAGCGATCCACGTGCGAGCGCCGGGCCAGTTCGACGGTGGTCCAGCCGCGCGCCGTCCGGAGCGCACGCAGTCGGTTCGTGGCGACTTCCATGGGCGTCATCATACCGATACAGTGTGTCACTTGACAAGTGCCACCTCCAGGGCTTAGGGTCGTGTCAGTTGACCAAGAGGCAAGCGCCGGCCCCCCAACCACGGCGCAGAAGAGGCATGGAACCATGACAGATAACGTCACCGGGATCGCCCCGAAGGGGGAGGCGAGCGTACCCGTTACCCACCTACACCGGGCCCGGTTCGATCGCAAGACGTCGGCAGCGCTCTGGATTCTGTGCTTCGGCGACGTGCCGGCGGACACCCAGACTGTGCGCGCCGTCCATGACCGTTGGACCGACCGTGACCAGGTAGGCTCCTGGCCCGGCTGCCCGCTGCGCGGCGAGCACGAGCCGGTCGAGATCGTTCCCCTGGCTGGCGGCTACTTCGAGCCGGCCGCCGAGCGCGAGGCCAGCGAGCAGGAGGCCGCCGGACTGGCGGAGTTCCACTCGCACTTCGACCAGCCCTGCGAGTTCCCCACCTGCGCGGGGTGCGGGGGTTGCACCGAGGAGGGCGGCCACCGCCACGCGGGCCGCGCCTACTGTGGCAACTGCGGCGAGAAGCGCGTCCTCGAGGCGGCGCAATGAAGCGCCTCGCCCTCATCTCGCTGCTCGCCCTGGTCGGAGGTTTCGCCTCGGTCAACGTCTTCGCGACGGAACTGGATGGGCTGAACGCCCTGCCGGCTGTGTCAGTCCCGGCCGCCGGCATCACGCAAGTGAGCGGGCCGCTGTGCGGGACGTTCGCGGATGCCATCGAGCACGTCACGGAGTGCTGGACATGACCGCCCTGGACTGGCCGCCCCCTCAGCCGGAACCCGACTTCACCATCACGCTCACCTCGCGGCCACCCGTCCGCATCGTCAAGGCGCAGTGGCCCATCCTCGCCTCCTCCACCCATTGGATCGAGGTCGGGGGGAAGACGGCGGTGTCCCTCACGGTCCGCCAGCGCATCGACGGGACCGGGGCCATCGTGTACGGAGTGCTCCTCCCCGGCGACCTCCCCGGCCGTCGCCGGGGGGTGCTCCTGCAGCGCCCCCTCATCATCCCGACCGCCTGCCGGGGGGTGGCCATGGACCTCCTCCCCGACCACGCTCAGATCGCCTCCGACCTCGCCGAGGCCGTGATCGCGAAGCTCCCGGCGGAGAGGCTGCCATGACCGCCCTGGCCGCCACCGCCGCCCTCCTCATCACCACCGCCGTCGGCCTCGCCGCCACGCTCATCACGGCACTCGCCGTGCTGGATCGGCGGCTGGCCCACCACCACTGAGGCACAAAGATGTTCAAGATCCTCACCGGAATCCTCCTCGCCGGGCTCGCCCTGGCGGGCTTCAACCTGGTTGGCGGCAAGCCGCTGCTCCAGCCCTTCTACACCGGGCCCCTGCCCGTGCTGAGCAGCCCCGCCGCGACGCCAACGCCCACCCAGGCGCCCGCCGCCCCTCGGCTGCTCACCCCCACGGCCGCAGCCTCGCCAACCGCGACGCCGACCGCCTGCCCGGGCGACTGCTCCACCGATGAGGGGGGCGCCGGAATCACGGCATCTCCCACCGCCACGCCGACGCCAGCAGCCGCGCCGACGACCGTCACATGGACGGCGGCGGACTGCTCCTGGGCGGCCACCACCCTGGCCCAGGATGCCGGCCTGGACAGCGCCGAGGCGGCCGCGCTGCAGGCGGGCACCGACACCCGCTATCCCCTCTCCGATGTCCCGTACTACCGCGCCGAGGCCGCCGACTGGACGACGCTGGCGGTATGGATCGCCACCGCCTGCGCCAGCACCACCGCGCCCCCCGCGAGCGAGATCGCTCAGGGCGAGGGCTGGCTGGAGGCGGCATACCAGAGCCACGTGGCTGACGCTCTCCAGAATCCCGGGGACGCCGCCTGGGACACGCAGTGGGAGCAGAGCTACCAGCGGCTGATCGGGATGCTGGGCACCGCCGTCAATGACGACTGTGCCGACGGCGCGGCCTGCGCGGCGGCGTGACGGTGATGAAGATGCGCCACATCCTCGCCGCCACCCTGGCCGCCCCCGCTCTCTTCATGGCGGGCTGCGCACTTTGGCCCGTCAGCCCCACGCCCATCACCGCCACGCCCGCACCCACGGCCGCGACCACTATCGCCACCGCGTCCCCGGTGGTGCCGCCGGCCACCTTCATGGCGCCGCCGCCTCCCACGCCGACGCCTCTGCCGCTCGTGGAGTGCATCGATCTCCAGACGCAGACGGGGGTCTTCTGCGCTGGGGACTCAACGTGTGCCAACTGGTCAGGCTGGACGGCCGGGGACCCCATCCCCGCCTGCATGACCACCGTCGTGGTGTGCCTCTCCTGGCCGCCGCCCACCGGCTCGGAGCCGTGTGAGGGCATGGTGCTGCCCACCCCGCCCAATGCCCTGTACAGCCCTCCTGGGGTACCCTCGCTGATCGCCATCCCCCCGGTGCCCACCCTGGCGCCGCTCCCCTCTCCCACGCCAACTCCATCGCCGTGACGGAGAGAAATGATGGAACAGAGAGACAGGGACAGACCCTGCGCGTGGTGCGGCCGGCGAGCCTCGCTCCGTTTCCGCTGGATCGCGCCGCCCGCCCAGGGGCCGCACCCGTGGCGGCCCATATGCGACAGCTGTCTCCGTGGCCTCGAGGAGGTCGCGCCGACCGCCAACCGCTGGGAGGTCGCCCCACTATGAAGGTGCTGCTCCTGCCTGTCCGGCGCCCCCGCTGGCGACGCGACGCCATCATCGGCTGGGTCGGTGCGATCCTCTTCGGCATCGTCTTCTGGACCGCCCTGATCTGGGCGATCATCTGGTGGGTGCACGGAGGAGCCTCATGAAGGCGCTGACGATCATCCAGCCGTGGGCCTCGCTGATCGCGGCGGGGGCCAAGACCATCGAGACGCGCTCCTGGTCGACGCGGTACCGTGGCCCGCTCGCCATCCACGCGGCCAGTGGGCGCCCCACCTCTGCCTACTTCGACGCTCAGAGGGATCTCGCCCGGCGGCACATGGGGGTGGAGGCCGACCAGCTACCGAGCGGCCAGGTGGTCGCCGTGTGCATGCTCTTCCGCTGCCTCCCCATCGATGATCCCTCTGTCCGCCAACTCCTGGCCCGCCGCCCGCCCGAGCGGCCGCTGGGCGACTACAGCCCCAACCGGTGGGCCTGGGTGTTGAGCGACATCCACCGCCTGGACGCGCCAATCCCGGCCACGGGCCATCAGCGGCTCTGGAAGTGGACGCCGCCCGACGGCCTGCTCCTGACGTGGACGACGCACCATGGGTGACATGCTCCCACCGCACCAGTGCGGGCGGCACGGGTCGTGCGCGGACGGTATCCACATCGACCACATCTGGGTGGCCACCCGTACCGACTCCGAGGGCACCTTCGCGCTGCCCACCCCGGAGCAGTGGCATGAGCTCGGCACCCTGCTGATCCAGCGCGAGGGCGTCTTCCCGATCCTGCTGGAGCTGCTGCCCAACATGACCGTCCCGCCGGGGACTCCGGTGGGATCGGTGTGCTGGCGCGTCACCTACGCTCACGACCTCGAGGTGGCGCGCCGGCGCGCCGCCTACCTTTCCCAGGCCGGCCTCGGGGACGGCTACAGCTTCCCGGCAGAACCCGACACGGAGGATCCTCATGGGCATGTACAACCTCGTCTTTGAGAAGCACGGCGGCGAGGATGTCCTCGCCCTGCTGGGGCTGACCGCCCCCGGCGTGGGCCGCTTCCGTGACGCCTGGGTGGAGCGCACCGAGACGGGCCGGTTCCGGATCGCCGTGTACACCCGCAACGGCGGCGACAACCGCACCCACTGGGAGCACACCTACGACCTCAACACCGAGGGTCCCGGGTGCCCCTGCCCTGGCTGCATCATCACGTACCGCCTGCCCCACCACCCCTGCTACCTGAGCGACCGGGACGGCGATTTGGACAACACCTATGCGACTGTCTACTTCCGCCTGCCCACCCCGGCCGAGTGGGCGGAGATGGGGCTGCCGGCGGGCGTGGATATCGGCCAGCTGGCGGCGCAGATTGCCCGCCCGGTGGTGGACATGGACAGGGAGTGGAAGGAGCGCCTGGCCGCCCTCCAGTCGGGGGCGCCGCTACCGCCCGGTCTGAAGCACCTGGGCGAGCGCATCACGCTGGCCATGGACGACCCCGAGGGAGGGTCGGTCATGGTGGGGGAGCCGTGAGCGGCCCCGAGATCTCCCGTCAGGGGGTCGTCTCGCCACCCGCCGCCTGGCCCCGTAACGACGACGGCGTCCAGGTGCCACGGCGCACCCAAGGCAGCATGGCCCACGGGTACAGCGCCCACGACTTCGCGCTGGTCTGCCGGGTCTGCGGCGATGAGTGGGAGAACAATGAGCCCATCGGCATCGTGGCGGCGCATTTCCACCAGCACCACTCGGCGGTACCCAAGGTCACCTTCGCGCTGCTCTGGCTGGGCCGAGGCCCGGCGCCCGGCTCGCCACGATGACCCCGCAACCGCGCGCCATCTGTCGGCCTGCGCGCTGCCATGGCTGCGGCGCCACGATCACCGAGTACGTCAAGCTCACCTTCAGCCTGTGCTCACCGGATCTCCGGCGGGACTATAGGCCGCGCATCGTCTGCCCCGACTGCATCGGTAGGCCGAGCGGGGAGCTGCTCGGAATCACGGTCCTGGTGAAGAGCGACATGCACGCCGCTGCCGGGGACTTCGTGGCGGACATGACGGGAGGATCCGACGATGCTCGTGCCCAGGGGGATGGCCGAATCCGAGTACGCTCCGGCGGTGGAGACGTGACCTTTCGTGCTGATAACACCGATTCGACGGGAGCTAGCGATGTCTGAAACTACGCATAGGTACGTCTGCGAGAGTTGCGGGTGGGCCTGCGTCGCCCAGGATGACATGGAGTTTCCAGAGTGCGACAACTGCGGCGACCCGTTGGAGCGTGAGGACGAGCCGGAGCCGGTTCGTGCTGGCGCTCCAGATCGCGGCCGTGATGAACGCGCCGACTGCGATGGGGATGGCCCATCGACCGATCTTCCACCACCACGAGGCAGACCGAAGCCTAGAGCGGGCGGCGAGGTCATTCTGACGGTCGTCGTGGACGGCCACGTGGTGGCCACGTATCATCCCGCCTACCCCAACCTCATCATCGGAGACACCGACAAGCCGTACCCGCCCAACGTCGCCGGTTGGGAGATCCGCATCTGGAGGGGGCCACTAGAGTTGTGCCAGCCGCCGAGCGGCAGCTGGACACTGACCAGCGACCCCACAAACCGAGTCGGCATCAGCTTCCCCGCTGCGTACGACGATGTCCACGTCCTCATGGGAACGATGGACAGCCTGCCCAGCGACGATCAGGTGCGGGACTTCGTCCTGTGGCGCATCGAGCAGTGTCGAAAGGCGGGCCTCGACAAGGTCAACTCAGCACCCGCCGCTACCTGACGGTGGCCTTGATGACGGCACGCCCCGGCCCGGAGCGCTGCCCGTGCGGGCAGTCCCTCCACTACACCGACCCCCGGAATCAGGCTGCGGTGGAGACGATCATCGCCCAGCTGGGACCGACGATCACCGTGCAGGTCGGCGGCCACTCATACCAGGTCCCGGGCTCACCCCTTACTCACACTCACACGAAGGAACAATGATGGCAGATACACCGACCGAAGCGACCGAGACAGAATCCTGGTGGCAGGATAAAGCCGTCTTCAAGGGATTTGGGAGTTTAGGACGGAGAGGGCAATTCACAATCGAAAAATGCGATTACTTAGGCGGTTATTCGGAGAAGCCGAAGCCGCGCAAGCTTAGCAACGCCTTCATGAGGCTCAGCCAAGACGGGATATTTCACAGGGCGGGAATCCACACCTTCACGATCCCGTGGGAACAGGTGGCCTCCATTGAGATCGAGGGGCCAGATCAAGCTGGACAGCGAGTAACCTTGACACGGGTGCTCGCGATCGGCATTTTTGCGCTTGGAGCGCAGAAGAAGCAAAAGTCTGCGGTAATCGTCGTGGGGCTCAGGGATGGGAGCGAAGCTTACTTTCAGACCCGCGAATACATGGCGTTTGACCTTCAGGCTCGGCTGGGGCCGATCATCAATCGGCTTCACCGCGCCGAAGGTACCTGATCGGAGCGGAGGATCGAATGGGGTCTGCTTAGAACCTGGGCATGTCGCGAAACTGCCCAGCACTTTCAACGGAGGGCACTACATAAGGACGCAGTTGTGAAGACGACCTCGCATGCTGCCGCAGGCAGCTACCGCGATCTAATGGCTAGCCTCACGGAGCAACTACAGTCATGGATCGCTGATCCCGATTGGGACCAACCTACCACCGATAGGTACAACGAGGGGATATCGCTCCTCGCCAAGCTTATGAACATCGACGACGAGGGCGCACGAACCCTTGTCGTGCAGCAACTTCACTGGAGTACAACTACATGACAACTCAACTCGCTTCCGAAAAGGTCATCGTGCAAGCACCGATGAGCTACACAGGTGCCACGAAGCGCATCGTGCGTCTCGCGCGTCGCCTCGCTTCGTGGCCCAACGTTTGGGTCGCGCCACTACATCGCCCTCCACGGGCTGCGGGCCCGCGACCTTCCCCAGCTTGCCCGCGTCCACGGCTGGGCCAGGGAGAGGACACCTGAGCGCCCTTGAGGACTGCGGGTGGCCGTGGTGCCGACGGCGGCCGTGGTGCTCCTGCCGGGTGCTGGACGGTATCGCCCAGGCCGCTGCGGTGGGGCTCCGCGAGGCCCCGGGGAATGGTCGTCCCATCCCTGAGCTCGACGCCTGGCTGCTCGAGCGGGGCGGCAGGGGCGAGGCGTTCAGCGGCAGGCCCTGCCGTGCGTGTCACGGCCGGGGCGGCTGGGTCACGCCGGGCGTCGTCGTGACGTGCGGCACGTGCGAGGGGAGCGGAACTGTCCCCAAAGGGAGCCGAGAGGAGCGGTAGGGGGCGGGCTGGGCACCCGTCCCCTCCCGGTCACTTGCGCTTGAACTGGCCGAGGCGGTTGCGCGCCACGCGGCTGCGCGAGCGGCCCTTCTTGGCCTTCTTGTGGCCCTTTTTCCCGAGGTGGGTGTGGGGGTGCGAGTGCCTGTACATAGACACGCCTCCGTCGAGCCCCGTCCCGGCGCTGCCCACCGGCACCGTACCACGCCCCGGCCGTCCCGTGGAGCATCGACGGTGCGGTGTACGGTCGCCTTCCGGCTACGGCACGTGGACCCCCGAGGCACCCGCCGCAAGGCCGCCGGCGACCCCCGCCAGCACGGCGATGATGAGCGGTACCCAGAGCTGCCAGATGAGCCGGTAGCGGTGGCTGGGGCCCGCCTGCTGGAGCTCGGTGACCACCGCGAGGAGTCCATGCACCTCGTCGCGGATGTCCCCCAGGATGCCCTTCAGGCCGATGGCGGGATCACCCACGAGGTCGCGGCGGAGCTTCTCCTGGTCGAGCCGGAGCATCCCCGTCGCGCCGTTCAGGTCGTGCTCACGCTCGAAGTGGCACTCGCTGTCCCCCTCCATGACCTCCATCCGGTACACCAGGTCGGCTTCGCGGGGACGCTTGGGCCGGCGATGGGGCCGGGGGGTGAGCAGGACGCCAAGGGGGGATCCCTCGCGCATCACGGCTCAGCACCCGGCGTCCGTCGAATCGTCAATGGGCGGCGGGCACCGGTACCGGGATCTCTCCACCTCATCGACTGCCCGCCGGACGTGGATATCCACGCGGCGCACCCGGTCACGGAGCTCGCGCATCACCTCATCGGCATCCCGGGCCCGGTGGGCGGCAGCCAGGGTGGCAAGGGGAACGGGGAGTCCCCAGCTCATGGGCATCAGCGCCTCGCCCGTGAACGGCCGCGCCGGCGGGCATGGCGGACGGCATGGCGCTCCGCCCGCCGCTCGCAGCTGCCGCCCCGGCACTCCTCGGTCGGGTGCTGGAAATGCCAGTCCTCATGGCCCGCGCTCTTGGCGAGCTGCTCCTTCCAGGTCCTGGCTCCCACCTGGGGATAGGCTGAGGGCGGGTCCAACCAGATCTTGATCGGCTGGCTGCTGTCGAACGGGGTGAAGGCCATGTCGCCGGTCGGGTCGCGCTGGGGCAGCACGATCACCCGGGGGGGCTTGGCCCGCCAGCCCGCCATGCAGCGCACCACGATGGCCCGCACCTCAGCGGTCGGGTACCCCGTGCGGTTCTCGACCTCCACCCCGGGTCGCAGAAGCGGCATGGCACGCCTCCGTTAGGACGCGGGCGCGGCGGCCCGCCGGCGGCGTGGCTTCGGGGGCTTGGCTGACGGTGCAGCCGTGCGCGGGGCTGTGGCCGCCGGCTGGACGGCGGCCCGCTTGCGGATCCGCTCCGTCATCTCCCTGGCCAGTGCTGGGTCCTCTCGTTCCGCCCAGGCCACCTGCTCGGCGTCGCGGATGGAGGTGCTGTGCGGGGCCACCTCGCGGGCGATCCGCTCCGCGTCAAGGGCGGATGTCCCGTGGCGGGTCTGGAGCACCTTGCTCATCACCTCGCGCCGCTGGTCCTGGGTGTAGTGGGGGAGCTCGATCTCGATGAAGCGGTCACGGAGTGCCGCCGACATGCGCCCTGGATCATTGGCGGCGGCGATCACGCGCAGATCCTTGGTGATCTCCTGGATGTTGCCCATCTTGGCCGTCGACACCCGCCCCAGCATCAGCTCGAGCAGCGCCTCCTGGGCGTCCCGGTCGGCCTTCTCGATCTCATCGATGAAGAGCACCCGGACGCGCGGGTCGGCGACCACGTGGGCGAGCGCCGCCGGGGTCATCTGCTTGCCGTCGACGTACCTCCCCTCCTCGGGGAGGGCCTCGCGGGTCGCCTGCATGAGGATCGACTTCCCGGTGCCGGGGTCACCCACCAGGAGCACCGACTGGGGCGCCTCGCCCTCCACGCACATGCGCACGATGCCGCGCTCATAGTCCAGGCCGACGACGGTGTCGAACACGCCCGCCGGCAGGGTGAGCCGCTGGCCCTCGAGGTCGGCCGCCTCCTGTTCGGCGATCACCTGGCTGCCGATGGTATCGCCCAGGTGAAGGCTCTCGGTGAGCGGTGGCAGCGGCCCGTACTTGGGCACCTCCTCGGTGACGAAGGTGCCGGTCATCCGGCCGGCGAGCGCTCCTCGAGCGGCCTCGCTGACCATCGTGAGCGCCCCACGCGTGACGAAAGTGGCAACCTCGCCGGCCGCCTCAGGATCAAGGGCCATCGCGCCCTATCGTACCCGCCACCGCCAGAGGGCGGTGAGATCGCGTCAGCCGAGGCCGACGTCCACGTGCACCATGCCGCCCTCGGCGCCACTCTCGACCGAGGTCACCCCGGGCAGCTCCGCCAGCTCCTGCGGGAGCGACAGCGGCTCCCGCCCCGTCGCGATACTGACCGGCCCCTCGATCTTCACGGAACTGAGCGCAGGCGGCAGGGGCGGGGGAACGGCGGGAGTGGGGGCACGGCGCACCTGGACGGCCCGCTGCAGGCAGAAGACCGCGAGCGCCAGACCGGTGCCGGCCAGGTTCACGACCTTGAGCGATACGCCCACCTGGCCGAGATTGGCCCCCACCACGGCCCAGGAGCCCTGGACGGAGAGCAGCGCCGTCTCCAGCCCGTACGAGTCGGCGGTCGCCGCCGCCTTGACGCAGAGCGATGCCAGCGCCAAGGCCGCCGCCGCCCCGCTCACCACCTTGACCGACATCCCGAGCCCCGGCAGCTGGGCCGCCACGATGGCCCACACCTGGAGCACGACGCACAGCGCCCCCTCCGCCGACTTGAGGTCGCGGGCGATCTGGAGGCGGAGGGCGGTCACTTCCTGGGGTAACGCAGCGCGGTCACCGGCACCCGGCGCGCGTGGGGCGGCCGCGGGTACTTGCCCCGCCGCTCCAGGGCGTCGATGCCGAGCGCGATGGCGAGGATGCCGACGGCGGTGCCGGCCAGCCCCCAGAAGACGAGATTGTCACCCTTCCAGGCCTCCTCCTGGCCCTGCGCCCACTCCGCGATCGGCTCCAGGCGGACCTCCACGAGAGCCCCCTGGAGCGGCAGGAGCTGCTGGCTCTGAAAGTCCGCGAGGCTCATCCCACCCGGCACCGTCCCCGCCTGGGTCATCCCGCGGATCACCGCCAGCACGGAGCCGCAGACCTCCGCCGCCACCCCGAGGCCCGCTGACTGGTAGTCGGCGCAGGCCCAGCCGAGCCACTCCTGCACCTGCCAGAGCGCCGCGAAGCACTCATCCTCGTACGGGGCGTGGATCGCCTCCTCGAGGTACACCTGAGCGGCCACGAGGTCGGCGGAGGCGCCGGCCAGGGCGTCGGCGGGCAACGGCAGGACCGCCAGAGCGTCGCTCATGCCAGCGATTGTGACAGGGTCAGAGGCGGTCAGTGGGAGATCGCGGCCCCCTGGTCAGACCCTGCCTCAGGACGCCTTCGGAAGCTGCGGGCGGGCGGCGAGAATCCCCTTCAGGTACGTCTGGTACGGGATGCCCACGCGCGCCGCTTCGGCCTTCAGGCTGCGCAACAACTCGGGCGGCATACGCAGCCCCACCGGGACCTAGGGGGTGGCCGACCCCTGGCGGAGCCGCGCGACGTACGCCTCGAACTCCGCGCCACTCATCGCCGCATACGGATCGTGGAACGGGTGCCTGCGTGCTCTCATCGCTTCCTTCCCTCCGGGTGTGCCCGAGAGCCAGCGCTACCACGCCCAGATGGGGAACGGCCCGCCCGCAGACAGCCAACGCCGGCCGTCCCGGCGGGCCGCGATCCTCGCCCCCAGTGTACCAGCCGGGTCACGCCGGCATCTGCCGCTCGAGCGTCCAACCGCCCCGGCCGGGGCCGAGCGCATAGACGGTGGCGGGCGAGTCCCACTCCTCGTCAGTGCCCATGTCGATGTCGGCCCGGGTGAGCGCGTACGCCGCCGCCCCCGAGCAGAGAGCGGTCCCCTGGAGGCCGAAGCGCAACCGCGAGCCGGTCGCGAACATGAGCACCTCGCTGGCGATCCCGACCCAGCCGTACCCCTCACCATCGACCGCCAGCTCCTGCATGGCGGCGACACAGGCGGCCGCGCCGGAGGGGCCGTATGGCGGCATCCACGCTGCCCAGGCCACCCAGCCCTGCTCCTGATCCAGTTTCCAAGGCACGACCCCGGTGGGACGCGCCTCGATCACCTCGCCCGGTGCCACGCAGACCGCCACATGGTTCCAATACGCGGGGTCACCTGGACCCCGGGCCCGCCCGTACCGGCGCGCCTCGCCGAACCGGATCAGCGCCGGCCCCACCCCCGCGTTGCGGACGAAGATGATCGCGCCCGGGCTGACGTTCACTTGGCGGGGCCCGCGCGCCCCCGGATGATGCCGCCCGAGGCGACCAGAAGCGCCGCCACCGTCCCCAGAGGGATGGCCTGCTCCACCGCCTGGCTCTCCGTCTGCGCCGGCCGGCGGGTGAACACCCGCGCCGCCTCGAGAGCGATGAAGAACAGCCCCATCATCATCAGGCCGTCGCCCGCCACCTGCTGCCGCGTCGCCGCCATGGCAGGCTAGAGGATGCCGGCAGCGGAAAGCTGCATGGCAGGCGCGGCGCGTTCCACCATGCGCCGGGACGGCGTCACCTCGCCCGCCGCCACATCGCCGAAACCGGTCAAATTGTTCTCCGCTGCGGCGACCCCGTTCACCATCGCGGAGAGCACCACCCCGCCGATGGTCGCCGCCACCGTCCCCACCCAGTTCCACGCGCTGAGGTGGTGGCCGGGGGGCTCATCCTTCACGAGCAGCGCGATGCCGCCGCCCGCAGTGGCCAGGGAGGCGATCCCGACCCAGGCGCTGGTCGAGCTTCGACCCTCCGGCACGGCGAGATAGACGGCGTCGATCACCCCCGCGCCGGCTCCAGCCCCGAGCAGCGCCGCCCCTATCGCGTGGTGGGCCACGGCGTGCTCCTCAGAGGATGCCCGGCGAGGACACCGCCAGCGCCGGCGCGGCCACCATGCCCGATGCCGAGCCACCGGGGATGTGGCCCTGGCCCCAGTAGCCGACGATGTCGGTGTAGAACTCCGAGCTCGCCGCGAAGGCCATGGCCAGCGCCATCCAGCCGCGCTCCTCGATGCTCGATCCGCCGAACGCCCCGGCCCCCTCCGGATCTCCATAGATGGCGAGCCAATTCTGTTGGGTCGCCACCCAGTTGGGATCGATGGGCCGGTTGAGGATGAGCTGGAAGGCGGCCGGGATCCACTGGTACGCTCCGATCGGCTGGTACGAGTCCGGCCCGTTGGGGGTTTCCGCCCCACAGATCCCGTATTGATCGGGGTCCGGGACCGCGATGGCGTTGCCACCAGCGGCCACGGTGATGCGGTTGAAAAACTCGCAGCCCGCGTCGGCGATGATCTCGTACGCCACGGTGGCGATGCCCGTCGAGGTCCCGATCGGCGCGTTGTAGATGTTCGTCCAGTGCTGGTCATTGGGCTCGTTGCACGGCCAGCGACCGAGCAGCACGCGGAAGACCAGGGAGGCGATCTGCGTGCTCTCGCTGGCCCCGGCATACCAGGCGGGCGAACTGGGCGAGGTGCCGGGGTCGCTGCCCACGCACACCCCGGTCGGGGTCGGCGTGGGAGTGGCCGTGCAGAGCGCCGGCCCCAGCACGCAGGTGCTCGAGCCGTCGATGTCGGCACCCTGCGAGCACGAAGCCAGGAGCGCCTGCATGGTCGCGTCCGAGACGTTCGTGACATGGGAGGCATCGCTGCAGTACCCACAGGCCGCCAGCGCCGCCAGGGATGTGATGCCGTGCATCACTCCATTGGAGTCGACGGCATACATGCTGCCCGTGGTGGCGTCGCGGATGATGCTGCCCGCCGGTGGACAGGTGGGCGTGAGCACAGGCACGGGGATGGGCTGGCAGCCGGACTGGTCAGCGAGCGGCTCCAGGCCAGGGGCGCAGGAGAGGCACTGCGAGATGGGATTTCCTGTAGAGCGCACCGTGCCCGACGGGCAGGGGACGCACCCCGAGGCCCCCGCCGGGAGGTACTGCCCCGGGGGACACGATGAGGGGGAGGGCTTGCCCCTCGGCCAGAGCAGCCAGGCGAGCAGCGCCGCGAGGCTCACCCCGCCCACACCGAAGGCCACCTTCTCGCCGGTGTGAGAGCTCGGCCGGTTGACCGGCTTGCGGCCACGGGACGGGGTGAGCGGCGCGGGAGCGAGGGCGACGGCCTGCGCGGGCATCGCGCCGATGGTACCGCCATGCGGCGACCTCGCAGGGAGATCAGGCCGGTTCCCCGCCCACCTCCTGGAGCTGGCGCCGGAAGTGCGCCTCGTCACCGGGCCGGTCGGGATCGCCCCAGTCCGGCGCCGGTTGGGCCTGGATGCCTCCGTACCCTATCACCGGGTACTGGGGGGCCACCATGAGCGGGGGCTCCGCGATCACGCCCAGGAAACAGAACTCCTCCCGACCGGCGCGGAGGTCACGGCTGGCCAGCATCGACAGCACGAGCCGCTGGGTGGGGGCGATGTAGACGGGGTCGAAGTACCCCACCCGCTGCGACGGGTAGCGGAGCACACCGTGCTCATCCCGCTCATCGGGGGGATATGCGTAGAGGGGGGCCAGCTGGAGCTCGGCGAAGGCCACGGCCCCCGTGCCGAGGCGCATGGCGTCGACCCGGGGCCAGCGGCTGAGCGCCTCATACCCGTACAGGACGATCGCGGCCCGGGGGTTGCCCTGCGTCCCCGGGAAGACATTGTGCGCCCAGGTGTCGGCCCGCAGCGCCACCGGGTTGCGCAGCCGCGCCACCGCCCGCTCGCCTCCGAGCAGATCGGCTGCCCCCACCGCCCGCACCGTCAGATCCTCGTAGCCGTCGCGCCCAGCGAGTTCCTGGGCCATCCTGATCGCGGTACGGCGGAGTTGCTGCACCTGCTGCGGCGTCACCGCCGCCTGCGGGACGACGATGATGGCTGGCACTAGTGCTGCACGACGCCGACGCGCAGGAACCTGCCCGGGTCGTGCTCCAGCAGCAGCTTGGTCGAGAGCAGGGTGTCGCTTCGCGGCTGGATCACCTGGGGCACCACGCAGAGCGCGAAGGGCAGTTCGCGCCCCTCCCAGAGCGGGCTCGCGGCATAGCCATTCCACCCCGGCACCCGCCAGCGCCGGTACAGAAACTCTGGGTGCCAGGCCTCGGGGAGGGTCACCGTGAAGCACGCCCGCTCCGCAAACTCAGCGCTCTGCTCCGCCGTCAGATGGCGGAGGAGCAGGAGGCGGGCCACCTGCTCCGCATCGGCCGTCACTGGCGCACCGTGTCCCACCGCCGGCTCGAGGTGGCCCCGCAACACCTCGGGGCCGATCTCGTCAAGGGTCGGAGGCGGCCGATGACGTAGGTGCGGCCAGCCCCAGTACGAGCACCAGTTGACGAAGGCCAGCCCAGCCCCAGCGAACGCCACGGCGGCAAGGAGTGACCCCGGCAGCGGCCACCGCGCGGTGTCACTGGCGATGCCCCCGAAGACCATCGCGGTCAAGCCCGTGCCCGATCCCAGCAGGCTCAGATCAGCCCGGTTCATCCGGTCGTGTCTCAGCCTCCCTGGACAGGCGCGATGATGGTCGTCTCCACGGCCTGGGGGTCGAATGCCTTGATCCTGGTGCTGACCCCCTTGCCGTAGTCGGCAAAGGCGGCGTGACCCCTGCCCATCAGACCGTCGAACACCGCCCGGGCGGCATCCACCTCCGCCGGCGCCTTGGGGTTGAAAGTGATGGGCGCGTCCCCACGACGCCCCAGGACACGGATCACATGCTCAGCCATGGTCATCCTCCAATTGATGGTTTGCTTGCGCCGCCCGGACTGCCCGCGCGACGCCGTCTGCGATGGAGATCTGCGGGCTGTAGACGCTCTGGAGAAGTGTGACGTCGGCCACCCGGTAGGGGACCCCCACCGGTCGGTCGGAGCGGTGGAGGATCGGCCTCTCCCGCCCCGCCGCACACATGGCCAGGTTCGCAACCTCGTCCACCGATGTGCCCACTCCCGTGCCGATGTTGACCGGCCCGTCCACGCCCTCGTCAACCAGCGTGAGGACCGCCGCCACGCAGTCATCGACATGGACGAAGTCGTGGGTCTGGGTGCCATCGCCCCACACCTCGAGCGCCTCGCTGTCGGAGACGGCCCGCTCCACAAACACCGGCACGACGTGACTGGTCTCCTGGTCAGAGCCGTATACGGAGAAGGGGCGGATGACGGTCACCGGGATGCCGGCGGCGCGCACGCTACCAGCGATCACCTCCCCGGTCAGCTTGACCCAGCCGTACGTGGCGTCGGCCTGGCCGTGGTAGTCGCGGATCACGGCATCGACCTCGGACAGCGCCCGGCCCGGGCGCTGGTTGTGCAGCGGGTAGACGCAACTGGAGGAGAAGTACACGATCCTGCGCGGCCGGACGCGCAGCGCCCACTCAAAGAACGCCCCATCCAGCTGCGCGTTCATGGCTCCGATCAGCGCCGGGAACCTCGTGATCCCCTCGATCCCACCGGTGAGCGCCGCACAGTGCACGGCGAGGTCGAAGGAGCCCAGCTCGGGCAGGCGCATGCGGCAGTCCCCACCCAAGTTCAGGTCGAGCCCCACCACCGCAGCGTCCTCGTACCGCTCCCGACACGTCGCCATGAGGTGCCGGCCGATGAAACCGCCGCTGCCCGTGACCAGGATGCTGCGCGGTCTCATGGCTTGCTCCTCGCCGCACGGTCCGCCTGGACGCCCAGGAGGTCGTGCTCCACGATCACCCGATCAACCCTCACAGTCCGAGCGTACAGGACGGCGCGGATCGCCTGGGCCTCCTCCGCGAGCAGCTCCACTGTCACCGTCCAGGTGACCGTGACCGCGATGGGGTCAGCCATCCGCGCTCCCTTGGATGTTTCCGACATCGCGACGCTCCTGGTCGTATAGCTGCAACGCGGCGTCGACGCGGTTGCGGAGGTGGTCAAGCCGCTGGTCGCTGAGGGCCGCAGCGGGGCCGACAATCTCCCGGATCTCCCACAGCAGCCGATCCACCTCGGTGGGCACGCGATCTGTCGGCGGGGGCTCGAGCCCGTCAAGTTCATCCCGGGTCTCGGGCACCACGGGCTTGTGGTATGAGGCGCTCACATAGAGGGCGTAGATGGTGGCGGGCATGACATAGATGGCCCCGCAGTGGGGGCACTTCACGGCGTAAGCGAAGAAGCCGTCGAAATGGCCGTCGCCGCCGCACTGGCCGCAGGTGAAGTCGAAGCACACGTCCGTGCCCTTCCACTGCAAGAAGATATCCGCCATCCCGCCTGGCGCCAGCCCGCGCTCGTCGTACTTGACGGCCACGACCTCGGCGGTCGTCCACATACCCTCTCCGCTCAGGTCGGGCGCGGTCTCGGTCTCAGTCATGCGTCTGCTCCTGGGAATCTCTGCTACGCGGCTCGTTATCAGTTACCGGCGCCCACCGTTCGGTAGTCGAGAGTCCATTCCTCACCGATGACCTCGGAGACATGGACGCGGGCGGCCACCTCCTCGATGATCCGGCGCGTGGTGGCGAGCCCGAGAAGTGGCTCCTCACCGATCAGCGCGAGCAGGGCGTTGCCGACCTCCTCGGCCGCCGCTGAGTCGAACACCCCCGCGCCCTCTGGTTTCTCCCAACAGACAGAGGCGCGGCCAATGGCCTGCATGACCGCCGACCGAAGCGGCAGCGTTCCGTCGTGCTCGCGGGTAAAGGTGAAGGTCACGGCTTCTCCCTTGGCATCTCCCGTCTCACGGTCCAAGTGCCGTCCTGCGGGCCGTGCCCACAGCTCGGCAATCTCCCTGGTCAGCCGGGTACGAGCCCTGGACGTTTGCTGCCGAGATTCAAGGTCGGTGCCGTGGTGCTCCCTCAACTCGAAGAGGTATGAGTCGAGCGCGCCCATGATCCGATCGGCCGCAGCCAGAGCCAGAGCGGCGTCGAGCGCGGCGTCCACCCTGGCGGCCGCGGCGACGTCCCAGGGGGCGAGTTGCGACGAATTGATGGCGAGCAGGCCGCCGCTATCTAGGTCCACCCACACGCGGCCAGCTAGCGCGTTCAACACGGAACCGTCAGACATCTTGGTGATCTCGCCGCGCACCGTCCCTTTGACAGCTACCACGTCTCCAGGCTTCGGGGTCCACTCACTCACGTTCGCTCCTCCGGTCGGGTGGCCAATCGGCGCTCGGCCTCGGCGATCATGGCCTTGGCGTCGAGATGCACAACTTGTGCTCCCTTCAACTCGGGCGGCAACACGTCCGCGATGGGTCCAACGACTGTCGGGTATAGAAGCGACGCGCAGCCATCGCAGAGAAGCCGTGAGACATTCTCTATGCTAACCTGAATCATCCCGCCCCCACCGAAAGCTCGCCAACACAGCGAGCAGGCTTTCCCGGCGGACACGCTCAGTGGCTCACTCACAGCGTTCACGGCGTTCCGTCTCCCAGAGCAGACAGCGGTCTAGTTGCGACCTCGCAGCCCAGCCCGATCCGCTGGCGGGCCTCCTCGACGTACTCCGGCTCCCTCTCGATCCCGATGCAGGAGAACCCGTTGCCCAGGCAGGCTATTGCCGTGGTGCCTGTGCCCAGGAATGGATCGAGCACACGGCCTCCGGGCGGGGTGACCAGCTTCACCAGCCAGACCATCAGCGCAAGGGGCTTCACGGTCGGGTGCTTGCTCCTCCCCGCCATCCCCTCGGACCGCTCGGCGGGGCCGGCCTTCGCCGTGAAGTAGAAGCGAGAGGCACCGCCAGTGTCACCGTAGAAGGGTGCGGGCACGGCAGTTCCTCGGCGCGCTCCGTAGGCAACGCCGCGCCCGTACGGCTCCTCGAGGCTCGGCCCGCTCGCCCGACCCGAGGCGCCGCGCTCCTTCCCGCTCTGCTCGTCGAGCATCCGCACCGGGCAGTCCTCGGAGCACTCCCAGGCGGGGATCGTCTCCGTGCCATCGGGATCGCGGAAGCCGGGGTGCTCATGCGGAACGTCCGAGTGTGCGATGCCCTGAGTGCTGTGCCGCATCTGGTGGGCCGTTGCCCCGATCACCTTGACCTTCCGCGTCCCCACCTCCCGGCACTCCGGGGTGTGGGAGAGCACCACGTTGGCGGGCCAGCGGCCGGCCTTGGTCTGACCGTGGTACTCGATGCCGTCTTTCTCAGGTCGCCAGTTGCCGCCCGTGCGGTTTTGGGTGGCGCCGAGCTTGCGCCTGGTGACCGTGTAATCCTGCGCCTCCGTGCCCCCGAGCCGACAGGCGTCGACGTTGATGCCCCCGGTGCCGTGGGCCAGCACGTTCGCAGCGACGCTCCGCGCCGAGAGCGGCTTGCGGGCCAGGACCCAGAACTCCGCGGCCGGCTTCAACGCCGTGCCGAATCCCTGCCATCTGACCGCCTCCCCGCTGATCGCCTCCCCACTCCTGTAGCCGGAGTATGTGCCAGGGCCGTTGCCCGCTCCCCCGGGGACACGCGGGCGCTCCACTCCCGCCGCCTTGTCGATGGCCTTGGAGATGTCCAGCGACTTGGGAAAGCCCTGTCCGAACAGGTGGACGATGGTGTCCCTGATCTCGAACCCGGCATCCTCGATCGCCCCCGCCAGCCGGTGATGGGTCCGGGACCCGCCCGCCGCCAGCAGGTGTCCGCCAGGCCTGAGGACGCGCAGCACGGCCTCCCAGGTGGCCGGGTCGAAGGCCACATCACCCGTGTCCCAGGTCTTGCCCATGAAGCCGCCGGCCTGTCCCGGGACGAACCTCTTGGACGTGGTGAGGGCGTAGGGAGGGTCGGTGACCACGGAATCGACGGAGTCCGAGGGCAGGGTGGGCATGACCTCTCGACAGTCGCCCTGGTGGATGACGACGCTCACGGCGTTCCGTCTCCCAGAGCAACCCTCAATCGGGTTCCGATCCAGCGGGTGTACGCGGGCGGGATGGCCTCATTCAACTCCTCGCGGCTCGTCGGCCAGTTCATGTCCATCGCTATGCGGCCCTCACGGAGCGCGTAGGTGTGGCCGACGATGGTCAGCGTCCCCGGCAGTCGGTTGTAGCCGCTCCACGATTGGCCGGGGGCGTGCTCTGGGTGCTCTGGGTGCTCTGGGTGCTCCCAGCCGCCCAACTCAAAGGCACGGTGTCGCAGGATGGGCAGCCCGAACATCTGGCCACACAGCATGATGTCGGCGCGGAGCGGCGCCTGGGGGACGTTTTCCATCACCCACGGCAGCCCGCTGGCCATCAGCCGCTGGCGCATGGGTTCGATCAGGTCGGGATAGTTCTCAGCCACCCTCTGGTAACGGCTGATGGGAGAGAACCGCTGGCATGGCATCGAGGCGTGAATAAAGGCGAAATGGTCGAGGCCCGCCAACTGCCACCCCCAGGTGCCCCCGGCGAGCAGGCGGTCCATGAGGGCCAGGGCGTCAGCCTGGATGAACGCGTCCCCGCCGTAGTGGGGCTGCGGCTCGATGTCCACTCCGACCACCCGGAATCCCGCGCGGCGATAGCCCTCCGTTGCCCCTCCGACACCGCAGCCCAGGTCAAGTGCGATGGGGCGATCATCAAGCATCAGCGTCTCCCAGAGCAGCCAGGGCATCGGTGATTTCAGACGGGTTATCAGGCATCGACCAACTCCCCGTCCCTGATCCACCCGTGCCAGTGGCCGATGGCATTGATGGACGGGCTCACCGTGAGGTTCGGCGGGATGCCCGTCACGTCCCACATCGCCTGGCCCTCTGCCCGGTCGGTGGTCGTCCAGATGCCAGCGGCACCGGGGAGCACGATGGCCCACGCCTCGCGCCCGTCGTCGTCACGCTCTGGGACTCGCCACATAGCGCCCCACCACTTCTCCTCGCGCCAGGGCCACCCGTAGACGGGCTGATCTACGACCCGAAGCTGGACGCTCATGGGGTCGGCTCCTCCGGTCGGGTGGCCAGGGAGGCGGCGAGAGCGGCGTGGAGTGCCGTGTCTGCGATATCGCACGCCTGCCCCAGCGGGTTCATCACCTCGTGGTGCGCCATGCGCCCAGATGCTTCGTCCCAGGCGGCCAGCGCCACCGCACACGCCTCGACGGCAACCTCTAGCGCCTCCAGGGCAGCTATGCGCTCGGGAAGAAGGACCTTCTCGGGGAGCGTCTGCCAGAAGTGTCCTCTGGACTCCGATGCAAGGGTGCCGTTGGGGTTCGTGACGATACGACACTCGATCCACACGACGTCTCCGGGCTTCGGGGTCCACTCACTCATGGCTCCCCTGGGCTCAGTCGGGAAGCTCGACATGCACCGTCCTCCCGGTGGCGTCGTACCGATAGACGGCGCAGATGCCGTCGTCGTGGTCCACGTCGGCGACATAGGTCCATCCTTCGGGGCACACGATCTTGCTCCAGTCCTTCGCCCAATGCGGCTCGTCGGTGAAGTCCGCGAATTCTGTCTGGCTCATCGCCACCGCCTCCTCCTGGTCGGGGCCACCACCGAGGTGAGGTGACGCTCACCCAGCGCGCGCGCCTTCGGCTTGGTCTCGGCCAGCGCATCCCATTCGCAGGAGATGCACGTGGCCCGCCAGGCCGGGAGGATCCCATGCCGGCGCAGGAGGACATAGCCGCGGCACGGTTCGCTCATGACGGACGCCTCAGTCCGTGGCTGCGGAGGCAGGCGCGGACATCGGCGAGGCGGGCGGCGAGCAGCTCCTCCATCGCCCCCGCGTACAGGAGGTACGTGGCACGGGCGACGAAGGGCCGGGCCTCGGCACGCTGCAGCGAACTGGCCCGCCGCCCCGCCTGTCCAGAGATCTGGTCAACACTGAGTTCCACGCGGTGGCGGAGAAGGCGCAACTCCTCACCGGGAACGCCCGAATCGCGGAAGCGGGGTGGCGCCGCCCGGCCAGCCAGCATCCGGCGCCGGCTCGCGTTGCCTTTCTGTGCCGCCTTGGAACGCTCGTGAAGGGTGGAGCGCGCCGCAGTCACGAGAAACTGCTCGGTGGGGGGTGCAGTGTCTTCGTTCATGGCAGCAGCGCCAGGTGGGTGCCCCACTCGGCCATGGCCGGGCCGAGATCGCAGCCCGTCAAGATCACCCCGCAGGCGCAATGCACCTCCACGGAGACGATCTCGGCGCCGAAGCGGAAGGGCGGGGCGATGATGGTGCCGTCTCTCAATACGGCCCGGATGCGGTCGAGCTTGTGGCCGAGTGGCACGCAGTCGTGCTGGAAGTCCTCCCCGCAACGCGCGCAGTGGACGTGGGCCAGGATGGGGCTGCCGCCGGGTACGTCGCGCAGCAGGCTGGTATCGAAGCTCATTTGATCCCCAGTGTCTGGGCGGCGGTATCGAGGCGGCGCCACAGCCCGTCCTCGCCCTTGCGGCCGTCGGGATGCGCCGCCTTGGCGGCCATGCGGTAGAAGGCGGCCCGGTACTCGATCCTGATGGCGGTCACGGCGTGTCATCCCGCGACGGCGTCACCATCTGCAGGCAGCGCCGGATCCGCTCCGCCAGCTGGATCAGGAGGCGGCGGAGATCCTCGAGGGCGGTGGCCTGCTCAGCCTCGGGGCCGAGGCTGACCGGCTTCCACCTGGCCCGGGCACCGCAGGGGCACTCCGCCGCAGCGCCCAGCGCCCCCTCGGGCAGCGCCACCGCCTGCCAGCGGTGGACATGCTCGGAAATCCCTCCGGGCGTGATCCGCACCCAGGCGGTGCTGGGCAGGAAGGTGCCGTCCACCCAGCGGCCCTGCCGCCCCAACGGGGGCAGCTCGCGGGCCACATCGGTGAGCGTGCGGACCATCTCAGGCATCGGGCGGGCCATCCAGGACACGGTGCCGGTACTCGGCCCAGGCCGCCTCCACGGCGGCGGTGTGGGCGCTCCGGGCGGCCTTGTACCGGTCCTGCAGGATGATGGAGGCGCGGCTCGCATCCGAGGCCGTGAGGTACTCGACATAGGCGGCGTCGAGGGCGGCCCGCCAGGAGGTGCTGGCTGCGAAGAGGGCAGTCCGATGCCACGCCTGGAGAGGGGTGCAGGGAGGATCGGCGCCGCCGCGCTGCGGTTCCACCACCGCACTGTACCGCCCCGTAGGCACGTGGTGCAACCCCTCGCCAGAAGCGTGACAAACGCCCCAGATGGTGCTAGTGTGTCGATCTTGGGGCGGGTTAGATCCTCGCCATTCGAAGGGAGGCAGAATCATGCCGAATCGATCCATGCGCATCCGGCGCTGGGCAGCGCCACTTGCGGCGGCCCTCGCCCTGGGAGGCGGGGGCGCGCTCATCCTGGGCGGGGCGAGCACGGTCCTCGCCTGGTCGCCCGGGTCGCTGACGCTCACGGCGCTCTGCGCGCCGACGGAGTCCACCTACGCTTGGCAGATCGGGGCCACGGAGCACGAGACCAACTACAACGTCGACTTCTCGTACAACGGGGCTACCTGGGCTGCCGACACGCCGCTCGATCACACCACCCAGCCCTATTCGGTCGGCGGCTTCTATGAACTGGACACGGTGCGGACGGGCGTCACCCACTTGTGGATCCGCTGGGACAGCGACCACGACATCGTCGTCGGGCCAGTGAACGCAGACGGGGATCTCTGCGTCCCGCCGACCCCGACGCCGACCGCGACCCCCACGCCGACGCCAACCGCGACGCCGACGCCAACCCCGACCGCGACACCTACTCCGTGCCCCACCTGCACGGGAGCGGATGCGACTGAGCCGGTTGTCATCGACTACGACTCCGGTTCTGCAGTGTGCGATCCGGTCTATTCAGGAAGCCCGTGCTTCGGGCCTCCCAACACCGGACTGAACGTCGGTGACACCACCACCCTGACCGTGACTGCTGAGCAGGACGGCACGGAGAATCCCGACCTGACGACCACGCTCTCGTGGGACGGGCTGATGACCTTCGTCAGCAACGGGGATAGTTCAGCGGTATGCACTGGCGGATCCAACAGCGAAAGCTGCACCTACACCGATGCCGCCCACCAGTACAAGAGCGATAGCTTCACCTTCACGGTGGGCGCGAACGCTCCGGGTACTGTGGTGACTACCGATATCACGGTGCAGACAGCCTCAACCCCAGGCGGCGATGACGGATGCACGGCCACAGGTCAGGCGATGATCACCATGGCTGAGCCGGTTGCCACTCCAACACCGACCGCAACTCCGACGGCTACCCCGACGCCAAGTGCGACGGCAACGCCGACCCCGACCGCAACCCCAACGCCGGTAGCGGCGACGGTTCCGTCAACAGGTGGCGGAAACGGCGGTGGCGGCGGCCTGATGGTCGACCTGGGCATCGTGCTCATGGTCTGCGGCCTCGCCCTGCTGGGCTTCCTGGCGCTCCGGCGCCGGGTCGGCCTGCACCCGGCGGCCATCTAAGGGCCCCCCTACTCCGGGGAGGGGTTCAACGCCCCTCCCTTCGGAGTTGGGACATCCGCCCAGCGGCTTCCCGAAACGCCCAGTGACGACCGGTTGCTGGTGCGGTACGGTGCCGGGTGGTGGGAGCCCGTGCTCGCGGTAGCCACCGAACGCTGACCCGGCCTGGGGCACTGGGCGGGGATGGCGATCGGTGCGACGGGGGCGGGAGCAACCCGGAGTGCGGCTACCGCGCCCCGGGGGCACCTCCCCCGCTACCCGCTCCCGAGCCGTGGCCCGGAGATCATCCGCGAGGCGGTGAGCGCGGGGAGAGCGATGGAGCGGGTGAGACCGCCGCCCAGCGCCGGCACGCCGCCCGGCCGGAGCACGGCGAGGGTGTCGCGGGCCGCCCCCTGGCCCCAGCCTGTCCGGGAGACGGCATAGGCGGTGCCGACCAGGCCGGCCAGCGAGAGCAGGCCAAACGCGACCACCGAGGCCCGGGCGAGCGGTGCCCCTGCCCCCGGCGACACCGGGATGAACGGCGGGACACAGAGCCCGCCCAGGCAGTCCCAGTCGGTCGGGCAGGAGGAGACGCACACCCCGCCGGAGCAGACCGAGCACTGGTCGCAGACGGGGCAGGGGACGATGCAGGCGCCGGAGCTGCACACCTCGGGGGCCACGCAACGGGAGACGCAGGTCCCCGACTGGCAGGAGGAGCAGGAGTCGCAGACGGGGCACGGCGGCGGCGAGGGGGGCGCCGGGCCGATGGGAGGAGGGAGGCTGGCGATGGCCGCCCGCACCGCTCCCAGGTTGCCCTGGTAGCAGCCGTCGTTATAGGTCGACCAGGCCCCGAAGGAGGTGCCGGCGTTGCTGATCGTCCAGCCGAGCGTGAAGGCGCAGCTGGGATCGACGGCGCAGCCGCTCGTCCCCGGATGGCAGGGCTGGAAGACCTGGAGCACGCCGCAACTCTGGCAGCCTGAGGAGCACCCGCAGCCGCAGCAGTCGGGGTTGCAGCCGGTCTCACAGGCGCTCCCCACCCCGCACTCGCACATGGAGATGGCGACGATCACACTCAGCGCCTCGATGGCATCGGAGTTCCGAAAGCCGGCGTCATAGGCGTGCTGAACGCGCTGCGCCACAGATACGGTCATGCGTCGCCCCCGAACCCCTGCCCCGCCGACGTCGCAGAGGGGGTGAGGGCCATCTCCGTGCCTGCCGTGGCCCGCCGGGCAGGGCTTCTCGACGCTCCCCCTCCCAGGCCCGGGCCTGGACGCCGACGCACCGCTTGCCACGCCGCCAGCGCGGTCAAGGCGGCGAGCACCAGGCCGGCGGCGACCGCTGGCTCGGCGCTGGGCGTTGCGGGCGGCGGCGAAGGCGAAGGCGAAGGCGCGGGGGCGGGCGGCGGCGAGCAGAGACCCCCGGCGCAGGCCCAACCAGCCGGACATGAGGAGACACACCGGGTGCCCTGGCAGACCGAGCACGAGTCGCAGACGGGGCTGCAGGTGGGCGGAGGCGGGGCTGGCGCCGGAGCGGGCGGCGAGGCGCTCGGGTGCTGCCAGCCCACCACGCCGTTGTAGTCGGTGTGGGTGACCACCTGGCAGCAGAGGTTGCAGCCCCAGTTGTTGGCCAGCGAGACGATCTGGGTGGGAGTGGCCGAGAGACAGAGGTCCACGTGGCCGTGACAGCCGACCCCGTGATACCCGCTCTGGAAGACCACCAGGTCCCCCGGCGAGGGGAAGTTGCTCTGCCCGTTGGCTATCCAGGTCCAGCCCGCGTAGCCGCTCCCCTGCCAGCACACCCCGTCACAGTGATACCCGTTCCCGCCGCAGTTGCCGCAGGAGTTGCAGGGGGTGCCGAGCCCGAGGTTCCTGCACCAGAGGCAGGCGAGCGCCGTGCACTCGCCGTCCGGGAAGCCGCCGCAGCCACCCCCGACACCCGTCTGCCCCGAATACTGGGCCGCGAATTGGGCAGGCGATAGCACCATGGCCCCGATGCTACGGGCCACCTCGGGGTCGCGGGGAGATCAGCCCGCGCCCGGCCTCCTCAGCGGCCGGCCGTCAGCCGGAAGGACGGCGTGAGGGCGTCACCCAGCATGGGCCGGCGCACCAGGCCCTCCTGGATGGCGAGCAGCGCCTCGTGGAGGTCGACGGCACTCGGCCACGCGTCGCCCCAGACGGTGCACCCGCCCATGGCGGCGTACAACTCCACCAGGCGGGGGGGGGCCAGGGCGTTCGGCCCCTGCGTTTCGGCCAGCAACTCACAGGCCACCAGGAGCCGATCCGTGGCTTTGAGAAGGGCCCGGCGCTGGCGGCGCTGGATCTCCCCCTCTTCGGCGAAGACCAACTCCACCTGGGCGGGCTCCAGCACCTGCTTGCGCTGCGCGTGCCAGGAGCACTGACCGCCCGGGCGGAGCGACGGCCGGCCGCAGTGCGACACCCGGCACACGCCCAGCGCCTGAGCCGCCACCGTCACCGGTCGCGTCCCGCCAGCGCCTGGAGGCGGCCCAGGGCGGAGAGGGCGGCACGAATGTCCCCCGCCGCTGAGAAGACCGCCCCGCCCGTCTGCTCGAGCGCCTCACAGAACTCCGCCAGCTCGCCCTCCATCTTGGGGTTGGCATCCAAGAGGATGTCGACCGCCGCCTTCAGGTCACGGCGCGCCGCGGACTCTGGCTTGGGTGCAGGCCGTCCCACAGCCCCGCATTGTGCGCCGCCGCTACCCTCCCGTGCACCCTTCGCTCTCAGTGGGTGAGCCGCCGCTCCGCCTCCTCCAGGTCCGTCTCGGTCACCATACCGCTCATCTCAGCCGCCTTCTCGGCCCGCCGTCGGGCCCGCGCGATCATCCTGGAGACCACCGGCTGCTTCACTCGCAGCAGGATGGCGGCCTCACTCACCCCCAGCCGCTGAGCCCCCACCTCCACGATGAGGATCGGCAGGATCCTGCTCTGCAAATCCCTCGCGGCGGCGAGGTATCGCTGTCGTTCCTCACCGAAGCGCTCCAGGGTCCGCTTCGGATCCGTTTTAGCCACCGTGCTGGGCCGTCTCACGCCGCCGACGCGCCCTGGAGATCATCCGCGAAGCGGTGGACGGGTTCACTCTCAATATCTGCGCCACTTTGGCCGCCGACCAGCGGCCCGCATCAACCTCCTCCATGACGGTGGCCAAGATCTCAGCCTGGAGCCGTTGGGCGGCCTGAAGTTCAACTCGCCGGGCCGCACCCAGGCGTTTCAACTCCGCCCGAACGTCCTCCTTTTCCATCGTGGCCGTACCCTACCACGCGCTCCATACCCTGTGCATTCGGGGAATATAGCCAGGCTATGGCGATATAGCCAGGCTATGCATGCCCAGTGCCCAGGCTATATCGTCTCCATAGCCTGGCTATGGTGAATTCAAACCCTGCTTCCATAGCCTGGCTATGAAGGCTCCATAGCGTGGCTATATCGCCATCCTGACATGCCCAAACGGAGCGAACATCCTCACACCTTGGAAATCAAACGCGTCACGGTCGTATTCGGCTTACACCTTGCAACCCTTGGAAGGCATTTAAAGTGCTTACGCGCACCCATGCGGGCAGGGAGAACCGACCAATGCTGAGAGCCGCTGCGAAGAGAGCCATTAATAGGCCCGGTCGCTGTTTTGACTGTATGCCGATCTCAGAAGGCAGCCCGTCAGGGGCCAAGGGTTGCCCTACCGAACGGGTGGCGGGGGCTCCAGATGGGGGTTTTCGACCAGCTTTGGCAGGAACGCCTGCGGATCGCGCCAAGCGAGACCCCGCCAGTGGGTCCGATTGGCGTCCTTTCCGGAGCGAAACTGGGCGAAGCCGTATTCGTTCAGGCGCAGACCGAGGAGACGCCGAGAGGGTGGCCGGCTCGGTCTGCCGAGCCCGTTCACCGACCACCAGGCGCAGAACCGCTCCCAGACCTCGGCGGAACCGAGGTGGGAGGTGGCGTCGACCAGGCACTCCTCCTCGATGAAGCCCGCCTCGGGGTCCAGCCCCTGCTGCCGCCAGGTGAGCGGGGCGTCGGGATCTGGCTGAGTGTCGGGCGCGGGCGTCGGCGGCTTCCCGTTGCCAGCCCTCACCACCGCAACCATGGTCCGGAGCACCCCATCCCAGAGCGGCTCGAGGTCGAGCAGCTCATCGACCAGGGCATGAACCTCCGCCCGCTGCGGGGTGGTCGAGGCGGTCACCGGTATCCGGCCCGCACCCGGTACCGGCCGCCGCTCACCCGCTCCAGCCCACCGCCCTCCACCAGGGTGGAGAGGTGGGTGAAGATCCGGCTGATGTCGTCCTCCCCCAGTGCCTGGGCCACCTCATGAGCACCGAAGTTGCCCGTGAGGCTGAGGCAGGCGTCCAACACCATGGCGCGGGTGAGGATACCGCCGTTGCTCATGGTCGTGGCCCGCCGGCGCCCCGCCTCCAGCGCCAGATCGGGGAATCGCTCCGCTAGGTGGCGCGGGTCCCCGCGCAGATCGGAGAGGGCAGTGGACACGGTGGCGGCCTGGAGGGCGCGATCCCAGGCTTGCCGGCGGAGGTCAGCCGTGATCTTGTCCCCGGCACGAAACGTGACGCGATCAAGGTGGGCAGCCGCCTTTATACTGGCGCGAACGGGGGTAGCGGTCGGCGAGCGCCCTTCAGGGGCCCCTGTTGAGTGGCCCGACCGAGAAGCAAGGGCGGCGTCCTCGGACGCGGGGGCGCCGCCCGGCTCCTGCCGGAGTGTTCCACGGGGAACATGACCGTGGATGGCCCGGAAGCGCCCCCGGGCGAGGTGGTCGATCTCCCCGGCGTCCGCGAGGGCGTTCAGGTGGACGCGCACCTCGTCCCATGCTCCGACGCTCCTGGCGCGGAGCTGCTCCGCGATGGCCATGGTCGTGAAGGAGAGTGCATGCGTGCGGCAGGCGGCCAGGACGCGGCCCCGGCTGACCGAGGTGGGGGGGACGGGGGGCGGCTCCGGATCATCCCGGCCGCCCCCCTCATCGGCGGCCGGTGGGGTTGTGCCCGCCACCCTAGCCGCCGGCTCTATGGGATCCTCGGCCGGATCGTCGCACAGCCCCGCCTCGCCGACGCGGAGCCCGACAAACACCTCCATGGCGCGGAGTGCCTTGTCGGCGGCATCGACCCGGGCGAGCAGGTTCTGCCACCTCGCCCTGGCCTCCACGCACTCGCGCGCATCCATAGGGATGGATGATTGCACGAAACCATACCACAACCGAGGTGGCAAAACGTGCAAACTA